ATGGCGAGCATCGTTCCGCGCCCGAAGAAGTCGGGCGAGATCACGTACCAGGTGAAGTGGCGACAGGACGGCGACTGGCAGACCGAGAACTTCGGCGGGGAGGAGGGTGAGGAGCAGGCTGGCCAGTTCCGGAAGCTGGTCGAAGCCCACGGAAACCGGTGGCCGCACGGGTGGATCAAGGGCCGGGGGTTCGTCGAGCCGGACACCCACCCGGACGACGTCGATCTGATCGCCTGGGCGCACCGGTACGCCGACCGGCTCACGGGTATCAGCGAGCGCACGCGGGCCGACTACAAGCGGGACATCAGCCGGCACTTCGCGGGCGTGCCGTACCAGCGTGAGGACGGCAGCGAGGTACTCCTGGGCGGCCTGGTGCACACGCCCCTCGGCGGCGGGCCCGTACTGCGGCCGACGGTGTGCAACGTCACGGCCGACGACGTCGGCGACTGGGTCCTCGCCCAGGAGAACGGCGTTCCGCACCCGTCCAAGGAGGGGCAGTGGCTGCGCCAGGAGGCGAGCGGCAAGAGCATCGCGAACAGGCACGGGCTGCTGTACTCGGTCTTCCAGGCCGCGGTGGAGACAGCCACTCCTCTGCGGCCCGACAACCCGTGCTCGAAGACCCGGCTGCCGCGCAGCGACGACGGCATCGAGGAGGAGATGACGTTCCTCGAGCACGACGAGTACGCGCGGATCTCCAGCTGCATGCGCGCCATCGATCCCGCAGCGGCCGACCTGGCGGATTTCCTCGTCGGCACGGGCCTGCGGTGGGGGGAGGCGTCCGCTCTGCAGGCGCGCGACGTGAACCTGAAGCGCCAGTCCGTCAACGTGCAGCGGGCGTGGAAACGGAAGGGGGACAGTGCGACGTTCGAGCTGGGGCCGCCCAAGACGAAGCGGTCCCGTCGGACGCTGGCGCTGTCGGACAGTCAGATGGAGATGCTGCGCCGGCACTTGGCCGGACGCCAGCCCGAGGACTTCATCTTCCGGGGCGGTCTGGGCAAGGCGTGGCGGCACAGCAACTTCTTTCACCGGAAGTGGCAGCCGGCCGTGGCGGAGGCGATCAGGCGGGGGCTGACGAAGAGACCGCGGCTGCACGATCTCCGGCACACACACGTGGCGTGGCTGATCGAGAAGAACATCCCGCTGCCGGCGATCCAGGCCCGGCTGGGGCATGAGTCGATCACGACGACGGTGGACCGGTACGGGCACCTGGTGAGCGCACTGGACGGTGAGATCGCCGCGGCGGTCGAGGCGGCCATGGGCGCGCCGGCGCCGCGGGGGCTCCGGACGGTGGGGTGAACGCGCGAAGGGGCCGCACGGTGGCGTGCGGCCCCTTCCTGCGCGGAATCGATTTTCCTAACAGAGCTGGGGGGAGGGCCAGTTCTGGGTCCACATGCCGGTGCTGACGATGTGGGTCATGTACTCCTGCATCTCGCTCCGGCACTCCTCCGTCATGGCGCCCTTGGCGACGAGCCAGACGAACCGGCCGTCCTTCTCGGCGGGCGCGACGGCCCGCCCGTCGGGGAGTGCAGGGACGAACTCCAGATCAACCTGGGTCGGTACTCGGCGTTCGGCGGACTCCCCCGAGGCGTCCTGTGTCATGGCGTCGTGCCCCCTTGCATGAACGCGCACCCACCCCGGCCAGCAGTGCGGGCGTGGGTGACCTGATCGAGTGATGCCGCTTCCCAGGCGGATCACCGACTGTGCCATATGGGGCACGGCGTGACCAGAGTTGAACGCGATGTAGTCGAAAGTAGTACTAACCAGAGGCGAACCGAGCGTAACCCCTGGCCAGAGCCTTACTTCGACTTGTCGTCCAGGACGACCTCGGCCAGCCTCGTGAGGCGGTCGAGGCTGTCGTCGTCCATCTCGTCAATGCGTGCGATCAGGATCCGCGCCTTCTCCGAGCCGTTCCAGTGCTCGGCGATATAGCCCTGGTACTGGGCGGCGACAGCGCGCTGCACGGCCGTCAGAGGCAGCTGGAACGCGGCGCTCAGTGCGCGGCACTGCGCCTCGCTGGGGGCGCCGGCAATGCGGTTCTTCAGCAGGTTCTCGAGGGTGCCCCGCTTGTAGAGCGGGCCGGCCTCCGGGTTGCGGGGGTCGATCGTCACATCGGCCGCGGTCCGGTAGGACAGACCCAGCTCGGGCATGCGGTTTCTCAGGAGGTCCGACAGGTCGGACCTGCCGGTTTCCTCGGCGGCAGACTCGCTGGCCGTCATCATCGTCGTCTCCTGGTCACCTAGGGCCCGGGGGTTGCCCATGTGGCACGTGTGGCGGCGTTGGCATATGCGCTGATCAGGCAGCATCCCCGCCCTGTTGCATAGCCATAGTGTCCAAGATTCATGGGCTTTCGCGCCACCCCCCACGAAGACCTTGACCAAATCCATCACAAGCAACTGCCCAATTTTTCTGGACAGGTCGCCCAATCGCATGCCACTCTGGAGCTGCCCAACTTTTCTGGACGCACCGCCCAAGAGGTCTGCCCGTGACGCGAGAACCCCGATACGCCCTGCTCAAGCCGCACACCCTGCGCGACCTGATGACCCGCACGGCAGACGGGTCTGAGATCAGCGGCCGCGCACTGGCCTCCGCGGTCGGCATCCCTCACGGCACGATCGAGGGCCTGCTGAATGGCAAGACCCGGACGCAGCCGGCTCACGTCGCCCGCGACATCTGCCGCGTGATCGGTATCGACGTCGGGTGCCTGTGGGCCGAGACCGGCCGCAAGGTCCCCGACGACAACGCCGAGGCGCCGGCATGACCCGCCGACTCCGCTACCCCGATGCTGCCGAAGAGCTCGGCGTCGAGGAGTCCTGGCTGCGCCGCCACATCAAGGCCCTGCCCCACTCCAAGCTCGGCCGCGTCGTGTACTTCACGGACGCCGACCTGGAGCGGATCGACCAGCTGCACCACCACGAGCCGAGCACCGGCCCGCTGGCAGCAGCTCCCACGCCCACCCCGTCGGCGGGAGCACACCCGCTCGCCGACCTGCGCCCTCTGCCGCGCCGCGGCAAGAAGCTCGCGACCGTCTCCTGACGCAAACAGGGCCGCTGCAGACCTGCCCGTCCGCAACGGCCCCGCTCGAGACGTCGCCTCACCACTCTGAAATGAGGCTCACGTGGAGCAGAGTACCCAGCCCACGACCACCGCCGCACCCCCCGGGCCCCCGCCACTGGACGCCATCCGCGCCTCCTACCAGCGGGCCCGCGCCCTCGCTGACCGGATCGTCGGCCTGGGCCAGGTCATCCCGACCTCGGTCGAGACCTACCGCTACCTCGGCGCCGACCACTTCGCCGTACGCATCCACTTCGGCACGGGCCTCGAGGCCGGCCGCGGCCTCCTCACGGCCGCCGCCCACATCGACGCCCAGCCCACCCGCGACGACGAGCGCGCCCACGCCCGGTGGGGCGGCGTCGTCTGGATCGAGGCGCAGACCACCGCCGACGGCGTCCAGGTCGTCGCCCGGGCCCTGCTGAACACCACCGACGCCGACCAGCTCCTGCCCCGCAGCGACACCCCGCCCTCCCCGCAGGCCCCCGCCGCGGCCGAGCCGACCCCGCCGACGCCCGCCGCCAGCACCGACCCCGCCGGCGTCGTCGTTCCCGCCATCACGCCCGTCGTCCCGCTGGCCACCGCACACACGCCGGAGACCGGCGCGTGAGCCGGCCCCTGCAGCACCGGCTGCACTCCCGCCTCGAGCTGGCCGCCCAGATCCTCGACCTGCCGCTGACCCGGCACCAGCTCGAGCGCCTGGCCGTCGAACTCACCCCCGCCGTCAAGGCGTTCCTCGCCGAACAGGCCGACAGCGACGCGGAGACCGTGCCGGTCCGCTGCGCCGTCATCGGCCCGGCCACCGACGAGGAGGCCGGCGTGCAGACCACCACCTACGCGCAGTGCACCTCCCGCATCGGCCTCGACGTCGACCTGGACTCCCCGGCCGCGCGCCTGGCCGAGCAGTACCGGATGCGGCAGCCGGACGTCATCGCCACCGACGTCCCCTCCGCCACCTACCTCGGGCTCACCGTGCGGCCGCAGAGCCTCAACGCCTGGCGGTGGTGGGTCGACAAGCTCGGCATCGCCACCGACAAGGTCACCGTCCAGGGCGACGCCGCGTACGCGGTGGGAGTGGTCGGCGACGTCGCCGTGCAGGTCCAGGCGTACGGCGTACCGGCCCTGCTCACCGACCGCGGGACGGCCCGGCTGATGGGCCTGCTCGCCGAGACCAGCCCGGTCCCGACGTGAGCAGCCCCGCGTCCGCCGCCGAATGGCTCGCCTGCGCCGGGATCGGCATCGGTACCGGGCTGCCCCTGCTCGGCCTGATGAAGCTCGCCCTCGACACCGAGCCCACCCGCTCCCGCCGCGCACCGCGCCGACTGCCGCCCCTCTCGCCGCCGGCCGCGCTGCCCGCCTACGCCCCGCAGTCCCTGCGCTGGCACGCCGCCCCGCCCACCGCGATCGAGACCCAGCCCCTGCGCGTGCAGCACCACTCGCCGCGCCACGCCAAGAAAGCCGCCTGATGCCCGAGACCAGCCCGCGGGATCCCCTCGCCAACCTGGAGGCGTTCGAGTCCGGCGCGTTCCGCGTCGCCCACGTCGCCCGCCGCCGTACCTGATCTTTCGCCCTCACCACAGCTCCGGGCGGGCGGGACGTGCCCTGACAACCGTCCCGCCCGCCCGGCACAACCCTGAAGGAATCGAACGTGAGTACCCATACGACTGTGCAGCAGCTTGTCGCGCAGGCCGTCGAGGGCCTGATCCCCGGCGGCGTCCCCGACCGGATGACGGTCAAGATCGCCGAGAGCATCCCCGGCGGCGGAGAGCACACCTGGAGCGGTGCCGTCGACGGCCTCGCCGAGGTCGTCGCCGCTGCCCTGGCCGGCCACGCCGTCCTGTCGGCGAGCCGCACCGACGCCCTGAAGATCATCACCAAGGTCCTGAAGCAGCCCGGCGGCGAGGACCGCCTCCCGGCGGAGATCATCTGTGGCTACCCGCGGGCAGTGTTCGACGGCACCGAGCCGCGCCCCAAGCCGTGGATGATGCGGGTCGACATGCTGGCGGTGCGTGTCGCCGCGCAGCTGCCCCTCGCCGGGCACGAGATCCAGAGCCCGCTGGATCGGGCGGAGGACGCCAAGCGCCGCCGCGACCTGGCCGGCGAGCTGGGCGCCCTGATGGACGGCCACGCCGAGCTGACCACCGCCGCCTGGTACCCGAACCGTCCGGGCGACCTGGTCCACGTCCACTACGAGGCCGCCGGCACGCGCGCCCCGTTCGGTGAGACGTACCTGATCTCCGCCGGGGCGCACGGCTTCCTGTCCATGCAGCTCCTGACACACACCCTGCCCCGGGACACGGAGGTCCTCGACGGCATGGTCGGCTGCTACGCCGTCAAGGACGACCCCGACCCCCTGTCCGAGATGTGGATGGAGGCCGGCCCGCACCGGCTCACGATCGTCCGCGACGGCCGCCCGGTCCACACCGGCGCCGCCCGGGGTGAGGGCCAGTGACCGCGCCCCCGCTCCCCGCGCCCGGCTCCGGCCGGCAGCCCACCGCCTACGCCCCGCTCCTCGCCCCCGAGGACGCGGCGCTCACCCCGCTCGGCCTGCCGGATGAGATCCGCATGGCCCGCGAGACGCTGGCCGAGGCCGAGGTCGCCAACATCCACGACTCCGAGGCGATGCTCCGGGCCGCCGTCGGCTGCATGATGCGGCTCCGCTCCCTCGTCGAGGCCGCTGAGGCGGTGGCGCAGTGACGCGCACCGACCGGCTCACCCTGGTGCGCCAGATGCGCCGGGACGGCATGAGCCAGCGCGCTCTCGCCGCCGGCCACCTCGCGGCCGGTCAGCCGTTCACGGTGGCTGCCATGGAGCTGCGGCCCCTGCCCGTCCCGGCCGAGGACGAAATCGCCACCTGGCGCAGTACGCCCGGCAACACCCGGCACGCAGACGGCGGCGGTGACAGCTGATGGCGCGTCCTCAGCTGCCGGAGACCAGTCCCGGCCAGCTCCGCGCGAAGCAGGCATGGAACGCCGGCCTGATCGGCACCGGCCGCGACTCCGCCGGCCTCCCCGTCGTCGCGCCCTGCACCGTCGGCGCCTGCGCCAGCCCGGCCGTCTCGGACCAGGCCCCGGCCGCCGGACTGGTCCAGGTCGCCGGGTCCGCCGACGGCGCGGCCGCGCACTGGTACTGCAACGGCCGCTGCGCGGCGATCGCCCGCGCCCGCGCCGAACTCCGCACCATCCCCACCCGCCCCGGCGGTGACCGGTGACCTCCCGCATCGACATCCTCACGGCCGCCCTGCGCCAGCCCGTGCTGCTGCGCCCGCTCCTCGGGCAGGAGCTGCGCGAGGCCCTGGTACAGGGGCTCGGCCCCGGCAGCAGCGAACCGCGCTGGACGGCCACCCTGCCGCAGCTGGCCGAGTCCCTCGACACCTCCCTGACCCGGGCCGAGGAGAAGGACACCCCCACCGGCAGCACCACCGCCGGGCCGGGGGCGACGTCCACTGCTCACGCCCTGGTCCTCGAGACCGACGCCTACGACTACCTGGCGGCCTGCTCCTGCGGCCACCCCATCGGCCGCACCCCGAAGGCCCGGTCGGTCGACGTCCTGGTCTGCCGGTGGGAGCAGCACGCCGCCCGCGCCGCGAACGACAGCGCCTGGTCGTACGCCGTCGCGTCCCTGCCCACCCCTTCGATCGGAGCATCATGACCGACACCACCACCGGCACGGCCCTGCCCGGGCCGACCCCGCAGGAGATCGAGGCCGCAGCCCGCATCCTCATGCGCGCATGGGCGCCCGGCCACCTGCTGCCCGGCGACCACCCGAAGGACATCGCGGCCGGCAGCCCGGACGACTACGACGACCAGGACCCGGACGAGTACTGCGGCTGCGCGGGCACTGACGACGACGGAGAGTCCCTCGGCTGCAACTGCGGCGGCGGCTGCGTGTGCGACGAGTGCAGCTACCAGGCGCACGCGCAGTACAAGCGGTGCTGGGTCAAGGGCTGCGGCAAGGCGCCCGCGTTCCGCGTGACCCGCTTCAGCCTGGTCGACCAGTACGTCCAGGAGCCGACGCGGCGGGGAGCCGTCTGCCCCCACCCGCAGGGCACCACGCACTGGTGCACGCCCAGCACCGTCTACGTCGAAGCCGGGCCGAGCGTGCAGGAGTTCGCCCACCAGCCCGCGTGCAGCATCGCCCATGCCGTCCAGCTCCGCGACGCCTGCCGGCAGTCCGGCCGCGACGGCCGCGACCTGTACCGCATCGAGACGTGGACGTACGCGCCGCACGACCGCGAGCTCCCCGCCCCGCTGCCCGCCCTGCGCGAGCGGACCAGCAGTGCCCGCGAGGCCACCGCCTCGGCGATCCGCCAGCACGCCGCCGGCCGGCGCGACGAGTACTGGCTGCCGTCGGCACGACGGCACCTCGCGGTCGCCGTGTGGAGCGCCCGGCTCGACCTCGCGCGGCCCGGAGAGGACCACGACGTCTGGGACGACCAGCCCAGCACGCCCGTGCAGGAGGAGCCCAGCGAGCCGGACCCCACCGGGTGACCGCGCGGCCTCCGGTGTGCACGTGGCTGACGCCGCCGCACGCCCTGACCCGCAGCCGCCTGTACGCCAGCGGCTGGTGGTGCGAGCTGCACTCGCCCCGCCGGCAGCGCGGCCTGCCCGACCTGCCTCCGTCACCGGGCTGGCCCAGCCGCCGCCAGCCCCCACCCGACACCACGGCGCCGGCCGCCCACGCGAGCGGCGCCCCGGACGAGGAGAGCCACACACCATGACCGCACCGGCCGGCCCCCGCACCCCCACCCCCGGCGACCTCTCCCGCCGCACCCCGCCCCCGCCCGCCCCGCCGCGGCCGGCGCGTGCTCCGCAGGCGCCGGCCGCCGACGCGGCCCTCGCCCCGGGCAAGCTGACCCGCGACGAGCACTTCCGCCGGTACTTCATGCTCGGGCTGCGCGCCAGCCGCATGCACGCCCACGCCCGGCTGGTCGGGCACGACCTGATGTGGCGGGCCAGCCACACCACCGGCCGTCTCAGCCCCGGCCAGCGGCCCACCACCGGCGACCTCGCGGCGGCCACCGGGCTCGCGCCCCGCCAGATCCAGGTCGCCCTGCAGAACCTCTACTCCCGCGGCTGGATCCGCACCGAACGACCCGCCACCGCCGGCGAGGCCGCCAGCTGTCCGGTCGTGGCCGCCCTCACCATCCCCGCCGCCGTCCTCCAGCAGATCCGCGCCACCACGGGCAAACCCCGCCGGCGGGCACCCCGCTGACCCGCACACCTCAGACCTGCCGGGCGGGCGATGACCACGCCTCGCCCGCCCGGCACACCACCAACCGGCCCGCCAACCCGAGGGAACCGTCATGTCCGCCGTCGCGCTCGCAGCCACCCCGGCTGCACCGCACACCCCGCCGCCCCGCGCGGCCGAGGGTGCGCGCCCGCGCGCCGGCGGCCTGACCGTCCTCGTCCCCCTGCGCCTGGTCGTGGGCGCTCAGTACCCCGATGCGGCCCTGAGCGTCTACGTCAAGATCGCAGCACTCGCCCTGCGGCCCGAGGGATGCCGCGCCCGCGTCGCCACCCTCGCCGCCTACCTCGGCATGTCCAAGTCCGCCGTCGAACGCGCCCTCAAGACCCTCACCCGGCCCGACCCCGTCGACGGCCTGGTCGAAGTCCCCACCACGCGGCGTACCGCCGCGGGCGGGACGGGCGAGTCCGCCCACCGCACCACCCGCCCCCTCACCGCAGGCGAACTGTGGGTGCGTATCCCCGTCCGCGCGGCCGAAGCACTCAGCCCGCGCGAGCTGCGCCTGTACGCCCTCCTCGCCTACGCCGACGCCCGCCGCATCCCGATGACCGCCGGCGAGCTCGGCGAGATGCTGCACCACCACACCGGCCGGCGCGCCGGCGAACACCTCGGCGAGCGCCAGGTGCGCCGCCTGACCGACAGCCTCGGCGAGACGGGCTGGGTCACGGTCCACCGCCGCGGCGGCGCCCAGGGCCGCCACGCCTACGAAACCCACCGCCACCCCCTGCACACCGTGCCCGCCACCACACCCGCGCCGCAGGCCGCGGCCCTCGAGGGCCAGGCGGCCGGGCAACTCCCGCTGTGGGAGACCGGGTCACCGGTCGTCTGTGACGGATCCGGTCCGGATCTTGGTGACGGTTCCCTCGCGTCTAGGGAAGACCACGTAACTGACCGACCCGACCAGACGAAGCCAGCGGGGGCTTCCCGCCGCAGGCGAGGTGACCGTAAGCGGGTCCCCGCCCCGGCGGCCGGCACGGTGCCGGGCACGTTCCGGCCGGGCACCTCTCGCGCTGCGCGCGGGAACCGCTCCGCCCCCGCCCCGACGCCCCCGTACGGCGGGCCGGAGCTGCGCTGGACGGCACGCATCCACACCAGCCTCGCCCCCGTCCGCCACCTGATCACCGGGCAGACCAGCCGGTTCATGCTGCGGCGGGTGGCCCGCGAGATCGGCCGCCAGCTCGACCAGGCCGCCGTCTCGCTGGTGACGCCCGAGCGGATGGCGGCCCGCATCGCAGCCCGCTACCGCGACGCCCGCGCCATCGAGGACCTCGGCGCGTGGCTCCTGGCGGTGGCGGTCGTCCCCCGCGGGTGCGGACTGCCGCTGTGCGAGGACGGCCGGACCTGGCCCACCGGCGCGCCGTGCGAGGCGTGCGCCCTCAACCGGCAGGTCAGCCGCGAGGAATGGCGCCGCGCGCGGAAGTGGGACGAGGACCTCGCCGTGCTCCGCGCGCAGGGCGCCCCGGCGAAGGCCACGTACCGGCAGCGGTCTGCGGCGTCCGACGAGGACGTCCTGGCACTGGCCGCCCGGCACGGGCCCGCTGCCGCGCTGCATCGGTACGGGGTGCTGCGCGCCGGCGAGCTGCTGCGCGCCGCGTACGGCGAACTCCCGCCCGCACCGCCCGTACGGCCGGAGCCGGTCGCTGTGCCTGCCGGGCCGTTCGCATCACCCGTCACCGAGGAGGCGCCCGTGCGCGACGACTACATGCCCGACGAGTTCCGCAGCGCGGTCGGCCGGGCCCCGGTGACCGGGGCGCTGGGCATCGCCTGCCCGGAGCAGGGCTGTGTCGCCGAGGAGGGCCAGCCCTGCACCACACCGCGCGGCCGCCGACGCCGCGAACCCCACACCGCCCGGGCCGCGGCCGCCGCCGCGCGCACAGAGGGGACCTGACCCATGCCGACGATCCCGCACCCCACGCTCGGCGTCACCAAGTGCGCCCGCTGCGGCGCACCGGTCCGCTGGGCGTCCGGCCCGGACCGCGGACAGCGCACGCCCCTGAACGCCCAGCCCAGCCCGGCCGGGAACCTGGCCGCGCGCGCCACCGGCCTCGGCGGCACCGTCGTGCGCCGGCTCGACGCGGAGGAGCCGGAGCCGGTGGACGCGCTGCTGGAGTGGAAGGCCATCGCGCACTGGAACTCCTGCACCGGCCAGCAGTCCCCGCCCCCGAGCTCGCGGCCCGCCCGCCGCAGACCCACCGTGCAGCCGCCGCTCTTCGGCCAGCAGCCTCAGGGCCGGTGGGCCCGGTGACCGCCTCCGCCGACGAGCAGCTGGTGCCGGCAGAGGACCACCCCACCGGCACCGCCTGGCGCAGCCCGGGCCCGCGCCCGGCTGCCGAACTCCCCCCGGGCTACAAGCCGTGCACCCGCGACGAGCAGGCCGCCCACATGGCGGCCCTGCTCGAGGGCATCGCCGGCGTCGTCATCGGACGCCCGGGCAGGTGTGCGTGAGCCCCGCCGACAGCGTGCGCTGGCACGAGCTCACCGCCTGCTCGACAGCCGTGAACCGCCCCCTGTTCCTGGTGAAGTCTCCCGGGGCCGAGGCGCGGGCGGTCTGCCAGAGCTGCCCGGTGCGCGCCGAGTGCCTGCACGACGCCCTCGTCCAGGACACCCCGAACGGCCTGTGGGGCGGGCTGACCCACGCGGAGCGCCGCGCTCTGCCCCCGCTCCCCGACGGCCGGGCAGCCGCACTCGCCGTCCTGCGGGAGCGCCTGGCGCCGGCGGCCGCCGTGCCCGCCCCCGAACCCGACGCTCCCCGGGCCAGGCCGGCCCGGGCCGCGACCCGACGAAGGACACCGACCGTGAAGGCGAAACCCAAGCCCAAGCCCGGCTCCCGGAACGCGGCGAAGGACACCGCGGCATCACAGCGTGAGGGCGTCGCCGCGATGCTGCGGGCCGGCGCCACGCACCGGCAGATCATGGACGAGCTCCACGTGACCAGCAGGACGATCACGGAGACCCGCACGGCGTACGCCATCCCCTACCGGCAGGGGCCCGGCTTCCGGTACTCGCCGCAGCAGCGCGCGCAGAACGAACAGCGCACCCTCGAGCTGCTGCGGGCGGGAGCCTCGTACAGCGAGATCACCGAGCAGGTCGGTATCAGCGCGCCGGCGATCCTCAAGATCCGCCGGGCGGCCGGTCTGAAGGCGCCCGCCCGCCGGCCGCCGCCGCCCCAGACCAGAGCGCAGGCGCTCGCCGCGCGCCTCGAGCCGTACGGCGACGGTCACGCGCGCTGGACCGGCACGTGGTCCGGCCGCATGCCGCAGCTGTACGCCGAGAAGGGCCGTTTCAACGCCCGCCACACCGCGTTCGAGCAGCACCACGGCCGGCCTCCTGCCGGCTACGTCCGCAGCGGCTGTACCGAAGGCGCCTGCATGGCCGGCGCGCACCTCACCGACGACCTGGTCCGCGCCATCCCGGTGGAGGAAGCCGTGACCGTTCACGCCCTGCGCGCCCTGCTCAGCGAGATCGACCAACAGGGCGGCCCGCAGGCCGCCCGCGACAACCTTCTCGACCTCACCCCCGCCTCGACACCCCGGGAGCCCGTCATGCCCACCGCCGACACCACGTCACACCCCTCGCACACTGCGCAGGCCCCCGCCGGCGCGCTGCCGCTGCCCGCCCTCCTGGCGTGGGGCGACAGCCACCCCGACAGCAGCGTCCAGGACCAGGCCGCCCGGGCGCGCGCCGCCGTCGAGGGACTGCGCGCCCGGCATGCCGCCGACCAGGAACTCACCGCGATCACCGACGAGGCCGCGCAGCTGGAGAAGCGGCTCGCCGAACTGCGTGCGCGGGAGGCGGAGCTCGCGCCGAAGAAGCCGCGGCGCAGCCCGCCGCCGCGTGACTACGACGCCCGCACCGTCCGGGCCTGGGCCGTCGGGCACGGCGTCGACTGCCCGGGCGTCGGCCAGATCCCCAAGCGCGTCCTCGACGCCTGGCGAGCCGCGGGCACCAGCGCATAAGCAGTCCCGGCGCCGCTGTCTCCGCTGCTGAAGAGACGGGCGAGTGAACCCCGTGACCGCGTATCCCCTCGGTGTGGAGGTGGCCTGCGACGGCCCCGACCACGAGACCGACTGCCCCGGCTCGGCCGCTGTCCGCGCCCGGTCCGCCTCGGTGACGGCCCGGCAGGTCCGCGCCGACGGCCGCGCCGACGGCTGGACCCGCCAGCGCCGCCCCGGCGGGCTGGCCGACCTCTGCCCCGCCTGCACCACCCGACCCTGACCAGCCCACCGACCATGGAAGGCACAGCGCATGAAGTCGCCCGCCGAGTACTACCGCGATGAACAGGTGACGCTCCTCCTCGGCGACGCCCTCACCACCCTGCGCACGCTGCCCGATGCATCCCTCGACTGCATCGTCACCTCACCCCCTTACTTTGGACTCCGCGACTACGGCACCCCCGGCCAGTACGGGCTGGAGCCGACGCCCGGGGCCTACGTCGAGCAGTTGCGCGCGGTGTTCGCCGAGGCGCGACGGGTCCTCGCCGACGACGGGACCCTGTGGCTCAACCTCGGCGACAGCTACGCCTACCCGCCCGGCTCTGCCGGCCGACAGGGCAAGGGGCAGCGCGGCGGCCGCGCGTTCACCGCGGAGTCCCGCCCTGGTACCCGTGCTGTCCCGCCGAAAAATCTGCTGATGATCCCGGCCCGCGTGGCCATCGCGCTGCAAGACGATGGATGGACGCTCCGCTCGGAGATCGTGTGGGCGAAGCGCAACCTGATGCCGGAGTCTGTCCGCGACCGGCCGACGCAGGCGCACGAGATGGTGTACCTGCTCACCAAAGGGCCGCGGTACTGGTATGACGCGGACGCGATCCGCGAGGCGTCTGCGAGTGCCGCGCAGGAGCCCCACAACCAGCGCTACGCCCGCCAGTACGAGGCGCACACCGCGCGCGCTGCTACGACAGGCCAGCCCGGCAACGTCAACAACATCGGCATTCACTCGCGGCCGGGCAAGAGCGGCCGGAACGCCCGCACGGTGTGGACGATCAGCCAAACCCCGAACCCGCAGGCGCATTTCGCGACTTTCCCGATCGAGCTCCCGATGCGCTGCATCAAGGCCGGCTGTCGCCCAGGCGGAACGGTGCTTGACCCGTTCTCCGGGTCCGGCACGACCGGCGCCGCAGCACGCCAGCTCGGCCGCCGTTACGTCGGGATCGACCTCAACCCCGCCTACCACGACCTCGCCCGGGAGCGTTTCGCGCAGGGCGTCATCAACCTCCCTGCGTGATCAGCGAGACCGGTCGGCCCTGGACCAAGCAGGGCCGACCGAACGCCCAGCCCCTGACCAGCCCCGACCCAGCCCCTTGGAGACGACATGACCCAGCCCGACCCGACCATCGACTTCGACGGCTGTAACCGCAGGTGCCGCCGCGCGGGGGCCCACACGCTCGTGTACGGCGAGTGCGAGCACGCGCCGGAGCCCGAGCCCACCGTGAGCCTGTTGCGCGTCTACAAGGCCGCTGACGGTTTCCCGGCGATCGGCTTCGACACGTACACCGTGCCGGAGTTGGGCGAGCTGATCACTGCTGCGCTGCGCGCCTCGGATCTACCGACGTCCGGCGGCGACCTTGTGGACATCGGCCTCGTGGCCGCACACGCGATCGTGCACCGCACCGACGAACCCGCCGTGCTGCCTGCCGACCAGGCCGCCTACGCGCGAGGCATCCGCGACGCCATCGAGACCGGCACCCGCCCGTGCGGCCACGACGACTACCACGACGGCCACCCCTGGCACGCCACGCCGGGCGTCTGGTGCCCCGGCATCAGCGACGCCGACGGGGAGCAGCCGCCCGCCGGGCAGGCGCCGCCCGCCACGACTTCCGCGCGGGCCGCGATCCTGCGGGAGGCCGCCGAGTTGGCTGGCGAGACACCGGCCGCATGCCCGGGATACGAGACCGCCCCGAACCGATGCGCCTGCCCATGCGAGGGCTGCACGCACAACTGCGGTGCGCACCAGGAGGGCGAGACACCGGCCACCACACCCGAGACGGCCGTCGCGCTCACCGACGGCCCGGTCCGCTGCCCTCTCTGCCCGACCCCCGTCACCCTCCACACCCCGAACGGAGCGCGCGCCCACTTCACCCACGTCCACCCGGAGCAGCGCATCACCGGCCGTGGCCTCGGCCCGTGGCCGCTGATCGTGACCGACGCCGACGAGGCGCAGCAGCAGGACGAGCTGCTCGCGCAGCCGCAGAGCTGCCGGTCAGACACCGGCATCGCGGTGGGTCTGGTGGACGCCCTGATCACCATCCTGCGCGTCCTCGCACCCCGGGACCTGAGCCCCGGGCCCGTCCAGGAGGCGCTGACGGACCTGACGCAGGACCCCGACCTGGACACAGTCCTACGGGCCCTGAGCCGGAGGCAGGACGCCGAGACGCAGCAGCAGGACGAGGCCCCGCCCGCCGCCGAGGCGGAGTCGGCAGATGTCTGGGTCGGCGCCACAGAAATCGTCCCCGACCGTGAGGTACAGCGCCTCGCTGCCACCGGCCTGGTCGGCTACCGGCAGGACGGCGGACGGCTCCTGCACTGCCTCGGCCACAAGCCCGCCCCCGCCGTCGGGCACGTCGACTTCCACGAGGTGACGGCTGGCGACCTGCCCGACGGCGGATTCTGTGTCCATCCGTCGTGCGGCGCCGACCTGCTGGCCGTGCAGCCCGCCGCCGGGGCGCGGCAGGACGGGGCGCAGACATCGTGAGCTGCATCCTCGCTGCCTCGTGGTTCACGGCCCTCACCGTCGTGACCAGCGGTATCCCCCTCGGCCATACCTACTGCCCGTGGAGGCGCACGTGACGAAGCTGAAGTGCCCTGCCTGCCCGCGGACCCGCGGGATCGGCCACTACCTCTGCCAGACCTGCTGGGCCCAGCTCGCGGGCGATACCCGAAGGCGCCTCAGCCTGCGCGACGGCAGGGCCCTGCGCCGTCTCCGCGAGCTCCACTCCGGCCTCGAACACGGCCGCCCGCTGCGGGAGATCAGGGTCAGCCGATGACCGGACCCGCCCGCCGGTACCAGCACGCCGCGATCGCCGGCGCGATCGTCCTCGCCGCGGCCGCCGCAGGCTCGGCCGCCCAGCACGCGCTCGTACCCGCCTGCCTGTTCGGGCTCGGCGTCCTGGTCCTCACCGAAGCCGCGCTGCGCGAGCACCGACGGCTCAAACGCCGCCGCCTCGAGGCCGACTGGACCCGAGCCCGCGCCCTCGGCCACACCCCGGCACCCCTCACCCCGTGCTGCCTCCTCAACGGCCACGCCGAGGACATCCACGACCAGAACTGCACCTCCGGCCACACCCTCGCAGCGTTCCTCGACCGCATCGAGCAGCAGCACCGGAGAGACGAATGAACGGCCGGGCTCTTCCCGGCACCTGCGGATCCCGCGCCCGCCGGCCAGCCCGGCCGCATCCCGCACACCTCCCCACCCCCGCCCGCACCACCAGCAGGAAGGCGGACCCCGTGATCTGCACCCTGTGCTCCACGCACCAGCTCGACCACGGCCGGCTGTGCCCCGACTGTGCCCGCACCACCCTCGGCCGCCTGGCCCAGCTCCCACGCCTGTGGGCGACTCTCGAGGCGTGGCTCTCGCCCGGAACCGCCGGGCCCGCAGGCCCGGCCCAGTACGGCGGACGCACCCGCATGGCCGAAGCGCCGATGCCGCTCAACCAGGAGGTCCTCGACCTGCGCGGCCCGGGCGGCATCATCGGCGTCCTCGAAGACTGGCGGGAGGCCATCCACAGCGAACGCCACCTGCCCGTCCCGGCCCGCACCGGCTCGCTCTGGTACCGGCTGACCCGCGCGTCCGCCGGCCTGCAGGACCAGGTCCACTTCATCGTCCTGTGGGAGCAGGGCGGACAACTCGCCCTCGAGGTGCGCCACCTGGTCGACCGTGTCCGCGCCGTCGTCCAGCCGGGCAGGGCCCTGGACGAACCGCCCGAGCCCACGTTCCTCGGCTACTGCATCGCCGTCGACGAGGGCGGCATCATCTGCGGCCGCCGGCTGTGGGCCGACCTGCGCCGCACGGTGCAGTGCGGCTGGTGCCTGTGCCAGTACCCGCCCGACACCTGGCTGGCCCTGCGCCGCTTCCAGCCCGGAAACCACCCCCCGCCCGGCGAGCAACCCGCCGACGGCCGCGCACCGGGCACCGCGGCGGCCTAGCAGCCCGGCTGGTCACCCGTGGGCATCAATCCAGGCGAACCGCCTGACAACACCCGTCACCGGCTGCACACTTCCTTCACACTGCAGCACACCTTGGGGGAATTCATGGCCACCAACCCGTACTTCAACGCCCCGCTCGCGCCCGCCCGGCCGAGAATGTTCGCCTCCACCTTCGCCAAGGTGGTCTGGACGATCGTGCCCGTCGTCACGCTCGGCATGTGCGCGGCGGTGCCGTTCGTCGTCGCCGCGGTGAAGGGCGTCGTCAAGCCCTGGCTCGCGATCACCTACGTCGTCGGCGAGATCGCCATCATCGGCGTGGCGATGGCCATGTCCCCGGACCCCAGCGACAGCAACCCCCTCGCCGGCTTCCTGCTGGTCATCCTGATCATCACGGCGGCCACCCACACCGCGCTCCTCGACAACGAGAAGATCAACATCGGCAAATAGCGCCGGCCCGCCCACCCGCACGACGACCACCGAGGAAGAGCATGAGCCTGAACTGGCGTACCGCCGAAGTCGAACTCGCCGAACAGCTGGTCCCCAACCCGAACGCCGAGCACCAGCTCCTCCAGCGGCTGCACAATGTCCGCGTCGCGATCGAGGCCGGCTTCCTTCACATCGACCCCCGCACGAAGGACTACGTGCCCCCGCCCGGCCAGGACACGTACACCGTGACCGTCGTACCGGCGCACCTCGTGCGCAGGGTCACCTACCAGGCCGAGACGCCGAAGAAGGCAGAGACCGTCGAGGTACGGGTGGGCTGACCTCGCACGCCGCTCCTGGACGACGAGGCCCTCCTCCGCCCCGGCGGGGAGGGCCTCGTCACAGATTGATGACCTCACGCAGAGGCGGTCCCTCCTGATGCCAAGGTGCTGGCATGAGATGTGTGAGAGCTGTGCTCGTCGCCGGACTGATCGTCATGACCGCTTCCGCCTGCGGGTCGGGTTCCGGGGGTGATCCGGCCGAGTCGGCGCCGGCGACACAGCCGGAGAGCACGCCGGCGCCGGCGAGCAGCGAGGCGTCCTCCCCGCCACCGTCCGACCCTTCGCCGTCCGACCCGCCAGCGAGCGAACCGGCCGCCAGCGAGCCGGCCTCACAGAGCCTGTTCCCGGGGCGGACGGTGCGCCAGAGCGAGGACAGCGTCATCGCCAGCCGGGCGTCGTACGGCAAGGGCTGGCCGTGGAAGACGTCCGATGTCGTGCTCGCCTGCAGCGACGCCGTCGGCGGCGGGGCGTACCTGAACGCGGCGAACGGCGAGAACTACCTGCTCACAGGCACGATCACCCGGCCCGGCTTCGTGAAGGGCAACGCGGGCACCGAGTTGTGGAACGGCAAGGACGGCGACGCGTACGCGCAGTGGCTGGACGCCGGGGAGACGCTGTGCCCGGACGCTGGCTGAGGCGGCCGCCGCCCCCGTTCACGGCGACCAGACATGGGGCCCGCCGCCGCGCCAGTCGATGAGGGTGCTGCGGACGACGTCCATCTCGTCGAAGGACGGGAGGCCGGCCGTCTGGATGAATGCGGCGACGTCCTGGACGCTGTAGGCCCGGCCGAGGATGGTGCCGTCGATGCGGACGCGGCGGCCGCCGTCCTCGTCGGGCGGGTAGATCACCACGGGCTGGTCGTCGGCCATGCCTCCAGCCTCACCCGCGGCCCGACCGGGCGCACGGTGGGCTACTCCGCCCGCCGGTTGGGCCCGGCCGCCCGATCACCCCGCCGTCGCTGGTCGGCGGCGTTCTGCCCCAGCCGAGGGTCGCTACGCAACCCGGTTCACATGGATGCAGCGCCTCCCGCTTCCATAACGCCTCACGGTGAGGTATTATGGAGTCATCGAACCGAGGGGGCCACGATGAACAGCACCGCCGCAGCCGTCCAGGCCGACGTCACCGTCGCCACCATCCGCACCTGGTGCCGCGCCGGCGCCGTCGCCGCCGTCAAGCAGGCCGGCCGCTGGATCATCGACGCCGCCTCCCTCGCCCGCCGCATCGCCATCGGCGCCATGAAGCGCCGCCCTGCCCGCACGGAGACGCCCATGATCGACCTGGCCGCCGGATACACCGTCACCCACTGGACCCCCGGCGAGCGCACCGAGACCATCACCCCGGTCGTGAAGCGCTCCCGCCGCCCCCGCCCCGTCTGCGGCCACACCATCACGGTCAGCGGCCTCGCCCCCCTCTTCGCCGACCGCTTCGACGCCATCCCCGAGAGCGACCGCGCGCACTTCCTCACCGTTTTCCGCTCCGCCCTCATCGTCATCACCGAACTCCCTGACGCCGACTGGGCCGGCGACCCGCAGGGCCGCGACGACGGCCTGCTCCGTACCACCTACCGGGGCGACGTCCCCGGCATCAGCATCGCCGACGTCCTCGACCTCGCCGCCCGGCTCCGCACCCAGCTCGCCGCCTGACCGAAAGGACCGCCCTCATGGCAGAGACCGCCACCCCGGACCAGATCCGGACCATCCTGGACCTCCTGCGCCGACAGGCCCGGGACGGGGAGGCCGGCACCGTCGGCTTCTTCAAGGGCCCCACCGACCGGGACGGCATCGCCACCCTCACCCGGACCGAGGCCGACCTCTACATCGACTCCCTGCGGGGCGAGTACTGATGACGACCGTCACGCTCCGGATCCGCGCGGGCAGCGCCCCGGAAACGGTCGACCTCGACACCCTCACCCCCAAGGCGCGTGCCCTCGCCGAGGCCATCCACATGTCCGTCGGCCACCAGCCCCTCGGCGTCCTGTGCGACACCGGCCTGACCAAGGGAGACAACCCCAACCACACCCTGCTGCACGGCAGCGGCCCCCGCGCCGACGAGATCGCCGGACAGCCCGACCACCGGTTCATGACGAACCTCGAACCGCTGCCCCGCCACGCCGTCACCGGCCCGCAGGAGTGGCTGGAGTACAACGCCCGGCAGATGCCCGTGTACGCGTGGCCGATCGCGGGTGCCCGCAGCCGGATCGAGGCGCTCACCGAACGGGTCCCGTCCGCGGACGCGGCCCGCGACGACCGCTGCATGACCCGCGACCAGGCGCTGCGGCACCTCGCCGACGGCGGCACCGCCCTCACCGGCGGCGCGTGGATCGCACTGCAGAAGGCCGGGAACGCCCCGCACCCCCGGCACTACGCGCTCGGCGGCCGGATGCCGCTGTGGCACGTCGATGACCTGGACGCCTACCGGGCACGCGACTACGAGCGCTGGACCATCAGCACGGTCGCCGCGTACCTCGGGTACACCGGGCCGTCCGCGAACGGCAGTGCACGCCGGCAGCTGTCCCGCTGGGGGCTGGGGCAGGTGGACCGCGCTCCCGGCCGGGGCGGCGAGGGGCGATTCGCCGCGGATCAGGTGACAGCCCTGCATACTGCGCGCCCGGGGCGCGGCCGGCACGGGGCGCAGCGCAGTGACGGCGGCAGGTTCACGGCCGAGGAGAGCGACCACGCCCCGAACGTGCAGCAGCCCTTCCCCTTGCCGAAAGGATCTGCTCATGAGTGAGCGAGTGAACGTCATCATCCTGCTGCTGTTCGGCGACCAGGCCGAGGTCGTCGCGGACGTACCCCCCGGTGAGCGCGCCGAGCCCGAGCGCTACCCGGCGTCCGAGATCGCCGGCGCCGTCGGCCTGCCCGTCGACCGGCTGGCCGGGAAGCGGCTGACGGCCGACGTCGGCGACGGCGACCGGCTGTCCGGCTGGCGACTGCGGTAGTCGCCTGCGCCGGTTCAGGTCCTCGCACCCGCCTGACCTCGCACCACCAGAACGCCCCGCCGACGCTGGTCGGCGGGGCGCCGTCATGCCCCGCGGGGCCTGCGCTGCGCCTCCCACGCCCGCAGCGTCGCCGGCGGCCCGGCAGAGCCCCCGACGGCTGCATGAACTCATCCCTCCGGCGCCCCCGTTGCGCGCGGCCGGTTCTTGCCGGATCCGGAGTAGCCGGCCTCGATGTCCTGCACGGTCCGCAGGGAGACGCCCAGCAGTGCCGCGATCTTCCGGTACGGCACGGGCGGCTGCTGCGCGCGCAGGTCCAGCACAACCTTCCGCCTGTCCTCACGCCACCGCTTCACCCGCTCGGCCTGATCGGCGAGAACCTCGCTGATCGCTCGTGCGCGCACCGCTGGATCCCCGACGGCCTCCACGGCATCCATGGCTTCGATCACCCGCTGGGCCTCCTCGGTCACACCCGGCCTCATCTCATCGGGCGGGCCGCTTGCCTAGAGTGTATGGGGTCCCATACATTCGAGGGAAGCAGCCCGCGCTGCTGCATAACGGCGAAACCCCTCGACCCATACGGAGCGGCTACTCCGGGCCGAGGGGTGGACCCGTCCCAGAAGCGATCAAAAGGAGAGGTCCGCCATGGAGCGTACCGAGCCCGACCCCGTGGACGTAGCCCTGCGTGTGCTCCTCACCGAGCCCAGCTACGCCGCCCAGATGCTGATCGTCACCGCCCGCATGCTCGAGATGGACCACACCAGCCCGATCACGGCACAGGCCCGCGAGCACGCCATGACCACCGCCGCCGACATCATCCTCACCGGACTCCCCGAGGCCGTCACCCACGAGAGCCTGCAGCGCGCCCACCGCGCCCTGCCGCCCCTCGCGCCCGCCGGCACCCGCGGCCAGCACGCCCTCCTCCTGCGCCAGGCCGCCCGGAGCCTGGGATGAACACCCCCAACAGCCGCGGACAGGCCCACATCAACGCCCAGGTCCGCGACATGCTCCAGCAGCTCGCCGACCGCCTGCAGACACGCCGCCCCGACGAGACACTCACCGCGACCGCCAGGATCGCCGCCATCCAGGCGACCACCATGGACCCGCCGCTCGCCCGCACCCTGCGCGAGCACTGCCCCGAGGTCACCGGCCCGATCACACGCTCCGCGTACGCGGCCCTCCTGCGCCAGGCCGCCGACCGGCTCAGCACCAGCCGGCCCGCCTCGCAGGCCGAACGGGTCGCCGCACTGCACGAGCAGTGCGACCGCGACTACGCCGACGGCCGCGCGCACCGCGACCTCAACGGCAACCGCGACGACGCCCACCTCATCGCCGACGCCACGCACGGCTGACCACCAGACCGCCCGGCCCGCGCGTACAGCCCCCAGCGCGCGGGCCGGGCCCCACCCGAAGGCAGTGGCTGCTCGGCCGGCGCCCTGCTGACCGCTCAGCCCGGCCCGTTCCTCGCCGCATCCGTCCTCGCCCTCTACGCCTGGCGCTGCGCCCCGCACCGCCGCTGACCGTTCCGGAGAAACCCGCCATGAAGACCCGCACGATCGAGCGGACCCGCCTCGTCCCCCACACCGTGGACGGCGAAACCGAGATGGTCCTGCACCGCGAGATGATCGAGGTCCCCGCGCCGCCCCGCGACTGGGACCAGCTGGTGCGCACCGCCGTCACCGCCGGCGCCGTCATCCTCGTCACCGCTTCCCTCGCCTGGACCACCGCCAGCATCGGCGACCTCCTGGCCACCGTCACCCTCCCCGCCGTCGCCTACGCCGCGGCCGTCGCCTTCGACGCCTCCTGGATCATGTGCATGGGAGTCGAGTGGCTCCTGCGCTACGACCCCGCCCGCGCCAAGGCGGCGCGCACCGCCGGATGGTGGGCGCTCGCCGTGTCCATGGCCGCCGTCGGCGCCCACGGCTACGTCGCCGGGCAGTGGGTCGTCGGCGCCGTCGGCGCCCTCGTCTCCGGCCTCGCCAAGGGCGGCTGGTCCATGGCCATGCGCGTCCACGCCCGGCCCCTCGACGACCGCACCCAGCAGTGGGTCAACGCCCGCCGCGCCCGGCTCGACGGCCGCCTCGCCATGATCCCGATCCACCGCGAGCTCCAGCGCGGCCAGGCCCTCGTCGACGCCGAACAGCGCGCCCTCGGAGTCCCGGAGGAAAACGGATCCGCGGATCCGGGATCCTCCGCCACCCCCGACGCTCTTCCGCAGTCTCCGGATTCCACGGTCAGCCCGATCCGCACGGGCCGCGTGACCACGCAGGAAGCCGTCCGCGCCGCCTGGGACTCCGGGATCCGCGACCCGGAGACCGTCCTGCGCACCGTCCGCACCGCGACCGGCAAGGACGTCCCGCAGTCCAGCGTCGACCGGTACCTGCGCGCCCTGCGCGTCGGCGCCTGACCACCCCGGCCGACAGCCCGCCCCTCACGAAAGGCCCCCTGTGATCCTCGCCCTCCTCCTGGCGGCCGCGCTGGTGCCCGGCGCCGCCACCGTGTGGCTGCTGCGCCACCACGGCTGGGCGCTGGCCTGCACGGCCGGGGCGGCCGTCACCCTCAGCCTGCCCGGTCTCGCCCTCCTCCTGGCGGTGCTCTTCCCGCCCCTCGGCATCGCCGCGGCGCTCGCCTCGACGACGGCCGCCCTGCGCGCCTACGACGACGGCCGCATCTGGGCCGGAACCGCCTGGGCAGGCACGGCCGGGCTCGCCCTCACCTGCGCGGCGGTGGCCCTGTGAGCGAGCGCCGCCCCATCATCCCGACCCGGGTCATCCCCGCCGCTGCCGTGCCCCGGCCAGCCCCGGCCTCTCCCCCGCCCCCACCGCCCCCGCCGCCTCCACCCGCTCTTCCGGATGTTCCGGATCCGCAGTGGTGGCGCGGAGCACCCTCCACCCCGCCAGTGCCCGTACCCGTCGACATCCGCATCACCGTGCACCTCGACCAGGGCGGAACTCCCGCCCTCCCGGATCCGCACCCCGTTCCCCGCTGGTGGTCGCGGATCCGGATCGGCTACAACCTCGCCCTCGCCGCGCTCTCCCTCACCCTCGCCGGACCGTGGGCCGCCCTCCTCACAGCCGTCCGCGACGAGGCATCCCTCGCCGGCGCCTGGGTCATGGCCCTGATCCCGCTGACCGTCCTCGCCGTCCTGGACAACGCCCGCCGCGCCGAACTGGCCGGCGCCCACCCCGACCTGTGGGCCCCCAAGTGGCTCGCCGCGCTCACCCGCCTCCTGCTGTGGGCCGCCGTCCTCGGCACGGTGCTCACCCTCCCGATCACCACGCTCGTCTACGCCCTGACCGGAGTGAAGCCCGCATGAACACCACCCTGGCCGCGGGCCAGTACACGACCACCACCATCTCGACCGCCGGCTTCGCCCTCGGTCTGGCCCTGCTCGGCACCGAGCTGTGGCGCTGGCACAAGGGCGGGGCCGGAGCGGGCAGGGGCGCCGGTCCCGCCGCCGGCGGGACCGCCCGCGACCCGAAAGCGCTGGTCCCGCTCGGCTTCGGCATCGTCTGCGGCATCCTCATGATCGCCTGCCCCGCCGGCCTCCTCGGCACCCTCGCCCAGTTCCTGCGCTGGGGCGGCAACAGCGTCGGCGACGTCACCATGAAATGGCTCACCGGCGCCCCGAGCCAGACCCTCGGCAGCGCCGCCACCCCCCGCATCGACGGCTACGGCGCCATCGTCGTCGCCGCCCTCGCCGTGTCCCTCTGGCTGCTGCGCAAATCGATCGCCAAGGCCGTGAAAGGCAAATGGTGGAAGGGCGTCCTCATCGGCGTTCTGCTGTGCGTGTCCACCGGCACCGCCGCCCTCATCGCCCAGCAGATCGTCGAGGGAGCGAACGGGCTCGGCGCCTGGGCCATCAACGGCATCGCCAAGGGCCGGATCGCATGAACGCACCCACCACCCAGCAGTGGCTGCGCACCGCCCTCCACCGCATCAGGACCGGCTCCGCACGCCGCACCCTGTACCTCGCCACATGGACGGTCCACCGCGGCCGCCGCGCCTGGCACCGCACCGCCGACTGGCTCGCGCAGGGCAGCGGCACCGGCTGGCTGCTGCGCCTGGCCGTCCTCCTGGCCGCGGCCGCCGTGCTGCGCAAGGCCGGCACCGCCCTCGCCTGCAGCCTGTACACGCGCATCGAGGGCGGGGGAGCACCGTGGATCCCGGCCGGCGCCGCCGCATGGTGGATCGTCTCCGCGTACCGCGCGGGCAGAGACGGATGGACACCGAAACGGCCCGCCATCCCCACACCCGCGGAAGCCGGCCCGCACCAGGAGCAGGAGCAGGACGCCGCCGCGCAGGAGCAGCCGGCCCCCGCCGCCGAGCAGCCGGCAGCCCCCGCCCTCCGGCCCGTCGCCCTGGTCGCCGCAGTCCGCGACATCGGCACCCCGCACGCCCAGCTGAAGCCCCTCGCCGAGCACCTCGGCGTGAGCACCGACGCGGTGCGCGACACGGCTGCCGCACTCGGCTGGCCCGTGAAGGACGTACGCCAGACCGGCCGCTCCGCGTCCGCCGGCCTGCGCTGGGACGAGTGCCCCTCCCCCGCCCTCGCCGATCCCTCACCGAGTGTCGTCGCCGCAGGTCAGCCCACCGACGACAACGACGACGACAGTGCATGGACCGCCGTCCCCGACGACCACAACCCCGTCCGCACCCACGTGCGATGGCACACCCCGTAACCCCCCGCCCCACGTCCCATCCCGACCACGCAAGACAGGAACCCACATGATCACCCGACTGCGCGCCACCGTCACCCGCTACACCCAGCCACCCCTGGACTACTGCACCCACTGCGCCGGCCACTTCCCGCCGAGCCACTTCCCCTGCACCTGACCACTGCCACACTGAAGACCAGGCCCCGCCGCGCAAACCCCCGACGCGGCGGGGCCTGCCGCCCGCCGCCTGACGTCACAACTCAGACACACCCCCTCCGCCGACTGCGCACACAGATGGATGATGCCGACAGACCGCACACCCTGGGGGAAACCATGCGCCGCACCACCATCCTGCTCACCGCCTGCCTGCTCCTCGCCGGGACCGCGGTCGGCTGCTCGAAGCCCTACGACGAGAAAGCCAAGGACTGCGCCACCGCGCTCACCGAGCAGACCGGGGGCAACCCCGCGGACAAGCCGACCGTCAGCGAGGCGAAGGAGCGCACCGACGCGCTCGACAAGACTCTCGCCGCCATGGTCCGCACGGGGTACGAGCGCATAGCCAAGGACGCGGCCGACACTGTGGAGAACAAGACCAAGGAGGCCGGGAAGACCCGGCCGGGGGCCTGCGAGCCACTCTCGGACGACGACTACACCGACCTGCTGATGGCCAAGACCATCGACGGCCTGGGATGGACCGGCGACGGCGGGCAGTTCGACAGGCTGAAGATGCTGGACGGCCTGCGGAACTAGCATCGCCGCCCGCTTGCGCCTCAACTCGGTTCGGCCAGCGCACCGTCCGGCCACCCCGAACACCGTGCGGCACCATAGGCCGCATGCGCTACACGTCCATCCCGCCCGGCTACCTCACCACCGAACTCGCCGCGCACGCCTGCGGCGTGAAGCCCGCGACCATCCGCGACTGGGTCCGCCGCGGCCTCCTCCACCGCACCGCCGGCAGCACCCGCCACCCCCTCTACCTCCTCGACGCCGTCACCACCGCCCACGCCGCCGCCAAGCCCACCCGACCAGGCCAGCGACGCCACCCGGCAAACCCCACTTGACGTGCAACGATCCATGCGCCACGATCTTCCCGCACAACCATGTCCAAAAACGGACACCCACAACGCACCACGCAGGCCCCGGAAACGGCGAGATCCGGGGCCTTCGTCGTGCCCGCGCCCGCCGCACAAGCCGCTCACACCGGCACTCACCTCCGGGGGGTTGGGGAGCGCCGGCACCGTGCGGCGGGCGCACCCACCCGCCACCAGGAGCCCACCGTGCCCGACACCTTCAACCGCACCACCGCCCTCCGCCTCGCCCAGCAGCACGCCTTCGAACACGCCCGCACCGCCCAGGAGCAGCACGACCAGGCCCTCACCGAAACCAAGTACGCCGACGAACGCGCCGACAACGACTACATGCGCACAGCCGTCGCCGAAGCCCGCCAGCGCGCACAACACCACAACACCCGCAGCAACCAAGCCGGCCGCCTCGCCGAGATGTGGGCCCGCGTCAGCACAGCCCTCGCCACCAGCCCCGACGGAACCGACACCGCCCCCACCGCGTACGACCTGACCGTCCAGCTCGACCCCAACGACGTCACCCAGACGCTCGCCCGCCGCGTACACACACAGCGCCAGCCAGGCACCCCATGAGCACACCACGCAACCCGCGCAACGGCCGCCCCTACCGCCGTCTCTGCGCCCAGCAACGCGCCCTGCTCCTGCCCTGCTGGTGGTGCGGCGGCGCGATCCGCTACGACATCACAGGCCCCGCCGCACAACGCCACCGCGACGCCTTCACCCTCGACCACGCCCAGCCTCTGTCGAAGGGCGGCGACCTCCTGGACAAGGCGAACGCCCGCTCCGCACACCGGCGTTGCAACTCACAGCGCGGCAACCGCACCGACGCCAAACGCCAGCCCATCCGCGCCTCACGGAGGTGGTGATGCTCCCCAGCCTCGTCGCCTCCCTTCAGACCCTCTCCGCCGCTGAGGCTGCACGCCATCAGGACCCACCTCAGCAGGGCACCACGACCGCCGAACAGTTCATCGCCAAAGCAGCAGCCCTGCTCAAAGACGGCCACGCCCCGGACTCCGTAGCCGCTGCGATCATCACCGGCAACCACACGCTGCTGCGCCCCGCCCGCAGCAACGTGGAGCGCGTGCTGCGCTTCCCGAACCGCCAGGAGCTCCGCGCCGGGTTCGCCCTCTTCGCCCGGGCCTACGAGGGCGATCGCTTCGTGGAGCGCGTGTCACGCGCCTACGGTGGCGAGCGGATCGACTTCCACAACGGCACGTCCGTCCTCTTCCACGTGGGCACAGGCTGCCTCTGGCCTCTCGCCTGCGACTACCCGGCGCCCTGCCCTGGCTGCCAGCTGCCCCCGGAGACGCTGATGCGCCCCAGCATCGTCACCTTCCTCGAAACCATCCTCACCGCCGAGGCCGAACGCCAGCGCCACCCGTTCACCCAGTGGCACACCAAGGACTGCGAAGCAGTCCCCGACGTGCTGTACCCAGACCGTGAGCCCGGCGCCTGCGGCGTACCCGAGCAGGTCCTCGCCGAGATCGAAGGGCGACGTGCGCTCCTCGACGAACACCAGGACGTCAACGACGGCGCCTGCGGCACCTGCGTAGACGGCCAGTGGGGCTACCCCACCCACGGCGGCAGCAACCCCCAGCCGTACCCATGCCGGACCCTCCGGCTGCTCGCCCTGCCGCACGCGGCCCGGGAGGGCTATCAAGAGGAGTGGCGGCCGTGACCTACGACCAGGACCGCACGACGTTCGAGAACCACCACGCTCCAACCCACCGCTGCCCTTGACCTGATGGAGGTGGTGACCATGGCCACCGGCCAGCTCAGCTGCCACACCCGCTGCCCGGACTGCGGCGAAGAGATCACCCTCGACGCCCACCTGCGCCTGGAGATGAAGCGCATGGTCGTCGGCATCAACATGGCACCCGTGCACGCACACCTCAGCGACCGGCACTCCCTGCCGCCCCAGCCCATCCACCCCGAGGACGGACCGGCCGACGGCCGGTGACCCACCATGCTCTACGTCGTCACCGGCCCGCCGGCCGCGGGCAAGTCCAGCTGGATCGAGGCCCGCGCCAAGGCGAACGACATCGTCATCGACCTCGACCTCATCGCACGCGCACTCACCGGCCCCGGCGCACCCCAGTGGAACCACGACGCCATCGCCAGCAAGATCGCGCTGCGCGCCCGCTACGCCGCCATCGACGAGGCGCTCAAGCACCTCGATGCCGTCGACGTCTACCTGACCCACACGATGCCCAGCGACACCTGGCGCGCCCGCTACCGGAGCGTCGGTGCGGAGATCATCACCGTCGACCCTGGCGAGCAAGTGGTGCGTGAGCGCGTGAGCGCGATGCGATCGAGCGCGATGAACCGTGTGGTCACCCGCTGGTACCGGCAGCACCGCGGCGGCCAGGCACAGCCGGTCACCGCCCAGTCCTCCCGGGACTGGTAGCCCTCCGTCACTACTGCGCCCTGGTCACACAGGGCGACGCCGAGCGATGCTGAGGCGGGCACGCGCGGCCCGTTCGTGATCGCTGGCGCGGTCGACGGGAGGGAGCGGATCGAAAGTTCAGAGGCGAGCGGGCGACCCAAAATCCCTTTGTCCCCCGGCTCTCTCCCCGAGCCGATCGCTAATCACCGCGAACCGAGTTCGGCCCATTTAGTGGACCATGATCACGACCGGCGGGTCGTTACTCTCCGTCATGACCGACTGTCGTCACCCTCGGTGACACCCCGCCGGGCCGGAGGTGATCATGGCCGAGTCCGGGCCCAAGCGTGTCCGTGCCGGAGCCGTCGCCAAGGCGACCAAGACCGAACTCGATGACCTCGGCGTATCCCCCGAGACGAACGCCTCGGCCGCCGCCGCCCTGCGACTCGCCAGGATCATGGACTCGGCCGTGGACCCCAAGGAGATCGCCGCAGCAGCCCGCGAGCTCCGCCAGGCCATGCACACAGTGCGAGCGCTGGCCCCTCCGAAGAACAGGGGGGACAAGATCGATGAACTCGCCGCTCGCCGCCCCCGCCACAGCGCGTAACCACGCTGACCCCATCGGCTGCCAGAGCCCGCGGATCATCTCCACCCCGCACTACCGGCGCATCGAGACCGGGCGTTGGAGCGGCGCCGAGGACCAGGCCGCGCTGGAGTTCCGCTCCCCGTCCGGCCAGGAGGCCGTCGAGCTCGCCGCCGACGCCGGGCTGCACCTCGATCCGTGGCAGCAGCTCGGCCTGCACCACTCGCTGGCCGAGGACCACGAGGGACGGTGGACCTCTTTCGAGGTCGTCCAGAACGTCACCAGGCAGAACGGCAAGGGCGGCTACCTCGAGGCCCGGCAGTTGGCCGGCGTCATGCTGTTCGGCGACAAGCTGGTTGTCCACACCGCCCATGAGTTCAAGACCGCCCGGGAATCCTTCCGCCGGCTGGACCAGCTGATCGAGGGCTCGTACGCCCTCAGCCGCCGTGTGAAGCGCGTGGTCCGCGCGCACGGCGAAGAGGGCTTCGAGTTCCACAACGGGGCGCGGATCCTCTTCCTGGCGCGTACCGGCAGCTCGGGGCGTGGCTTCTCTGGGGACCTGGTGGTGATGGACGAGGCGATGTCGCTGCGGGCGGCTCCGATCGGCGCACTGCTGCCGATCATGTCGGCCCGCCGGAACCCGCAGCTGGTGTACACGTGCTCGGCCGGTATCGGCGAGGAGAGCGAGCAGCTGGCGCTGCTGCGGGCGCGGGCGCTGGCGGATCGTCAGGAGCCGGACGAGTCCCTGACGTACCTGGAGTGGTCCGCCGAGCTGCACACGCGGGAGTGCCCGCGGGACGAGGACGGTCGGATTGTGTGTGCCGAGCATGACGACCGTGGCGAGGTGCGGACGTGGCAGCGGGTGAATCCGGCGCTGGGGATCCGGATCCGGGTGCAGGCGGTACGGCGTGAGCTGGCGACGATGCGGGCGGATCTGTTCAACCGTGAGCGGCTCGGCGTGGGCGACTATCCGGTGCAGGCCGAGGAGACGTGGCAGGTCATCGACGAGGCGGCCTGGCGGGCGCTGCGCGTGCGGCAGTCGGATCTCTCGGACCCGGTGGCGTTCTCCATCGACACGACGCCGGAGCGGTCGCACTCGGCGATCAGCGTGGCCGGCCGTGCCGGTGAGGACGGCCGGCACGTCGAGGTGGTGCAGCACCGCCCGGGCACGGACTGGGTGATCGACTGGGCGGCCGAGCGGGACGAGAAGTGGTCACCGTGTGTGTGGGTGATCGACGAGGGCGGCCCGGCAGGGTCGCTGGCCGCGGAGCTGCGCAAGCGTCTCAAGGCGCGGGGGCGGGATCACCTGGTCGTGGCGCCGAAGGTTCGTGAACTGACTCAGGCGTGCGGCCAGTTCTACGACCGCACCCAGTCCGGCACGCAGCCCGCCACTCTGCGGCACCTGGACCAGGCGCCGCTGGCGACGGCGCTGGCCGGTGCTACGAAGCGCCAGGTGGGCGATGCGTGGCTGTGGTCGCGGCGCGGTGACGGTGTGGATGTGTCTCCGCTGGTGGCGTCCACGTACGCGCTGTGGGGCTGGGAGCAGTACCACGATGTCGAGCCGGAAGGGGCGCCGAACCTGTGGTGACGAGGGAGCCGGCTGGGCCGGAGGGTCGTGGGGGCCGGTGGCTGCTGGTGGTTGAGGTGCTGTTCGTGCTGGTGGCCGTCGCCGGGCTGGCGCTTTGGAGTGTGCCGGGGGCGTTGCTGGCGGGCGGGGTGCTGGGGGTGCTGGCGTGTGAGCGTGCGTCGGCTGACAGGCGTGCCGCAGGGGTGCGGGCCGGTGGGGAAGCGGCGGGGGGTGAGCGGCAGTGAGCGGGCTGTTCGGGCTTTTCGGCGGGCGGACGCAGAGGGGGCTGGAGAGTCCGGCGCAGCCGCTCACTTCCGCCGCGCTGAGCGAGTTCCTCGGCGGGGTGCAGTCCGACACCGGGGTGCCGGTGTCGGAGACGACTGCGCTGCGTGCGTCGCCGGTGTGGCGGGCGGTGTCGCTGATCGCGGGGGTTTCCTCGGCGCTGCCGCTGCCCGTGTACCGCCGGGGCACGCGGGAGAAGGAGCAGTCGGGGCTGCTGGAGGATCCGCATCCGGACCTGACGCCGGTGGAGCTGTGGCGGTTCGCGTACACGTACCGGGTGCTGTGGGGGAACTCCTACATCCAGAAGGTGCGGTCCGGGGCGGGGCAGGTGAAGGAGTTGTGGCCGGTCTCCTCGGACCGTGTCCAGGTGGTGCGGGAGAAGCCGGACGACGCCAACCCGTCCGGCAAGTGGTTCTACGTGACGGATGACTGGGGTGTCCTGCACTTCCTGACTCCGCGCGACATCCTGCATATCCCCGGTCTCGGCTATGACGGGCTGACGGGCTGCTCGCCGGTGCGGCTGGCGTCTCAGGGGATCGGGCTGGCGCAGGCGGCGGAGAAGTCCGCGGCGCGGCTGTTCGGCAGCGGCAACATCGTCGGTGGTGTGTTGCAGACGGAGCAGCGCCTGGAGCCGGATCAGGCGGCCCGGCTGAAGGAGCGGTGGAAGGCCAAGCTGTCCGGGGTCAGTAACAGTCATGAGATCGCTGTCCTGGACAGCGGTGCCTCGTACACGCCCATCGCGATGCCCAACTCTGACGCGCAGTTCCTTGAGTCCCGGCAGTTCCAGGTGGTGGAGATCGCGCGTATGTTCGGCGTGCCGCCGTTCCTGCTGATGTCCACGGAGAAGTCCACCAGCTGGGGCACCGGGCTGGAGCAGCAGGCGCAGGGCTGGATCACTTTCGACCTGAACCCGACGTGGCTGGTGCCGACCGAGCAGCGGGTGACCAAGGAGCTCCTGCCGCCCTCGCTGTATGCGAACTATCAGATGGGCGGGCTGCTGCGGGGCGACTCGCAGGCGCGGGCGACGTTCTACCGGGCGATGCGCGATGTCGGCGCTTTCTCGGCCGACGATGTGCGGGCGCTCGAGGAGATGCCGCCGCTGCCCGAGGGCGCGGGAGGCGACGTCTATCTGCAGCCGATGTACATGGCTCCGCTGGGTTCCAACCCGCTGGCGCCGGAGGGTGACCAGCCGGCCGGGGCGAGTGCGAACAGGGCGCGGGCGGCCGCGCTGATGGCGGAGGCGCAGCGGCTGCTGGCGGGCCCGGACGAGATCGAGGAAGGCTTCTGATGAGGACTCTGACGAGGACGACGGCTGAGGAGCGCCGCCGCCTGCCTCTCTCGACGGCGGACGTGGTGATCCGCGCCGACGAGGGCGTGGTCGCGGGCGAGCGGTTCAAGGGCTATGCGGCGGTGTTCGACTCCCGTACGGCGATCGGGAATCCGCTGCGGTGGGGGTTCTACGAGGAGATCGCCCCGGGCGCGTTCACCAAGACGCTGTCCGAGGGCGATGCCCGGATGCTGATCGACCACGACTCGTACTACGTGGTCTCCCGGGTGTCGGCCGGCACGCTGTCGCTGGCGGAGGACGCCCGTGGTCTGGCCGTGGACTCTGCCCTGGACACCGGGCTGTCGTACGTGACGGACCTGAAGGCGAACGTCCGCAACGGCAACATCACCGGCATGTCCTTCGGGTTCTATGTGATGAAGGACCAGTGGTCGACCGAGACCATCGACACGTCCGAGGGGCCCGTCGACGTCGAGGTGCGGCGCATCCTCGAGGCCCGCCTGATCGAGGTCTCGGCGGTCACCTTCCCTGCGTACGAGGAGACGGAGGCGGAGCTCGCGTCCGTGGCGTCGGCGCTCGTGAGCCGTGGTGACGCGGCCGCGATCGAGAAGCGGGCGAAGTTCAGGCCGGAGCTGCGCGACCTGCTGCAGCTGGTCGGCGCTGGCGCGGCCGGCGACTCCTGCACGGCCCCGGCCGGCGAGGCGTCCGCAGCGGCCGAGGGCGACGCCCGTACGGCTGCGGTGGCGGAGGAGCGCGGGGCGCTGCCCGCGCATTCCACCGGGACCTCCGACTCGGCGTGGGACGGTCCGGCGAACTCGGCGGATCTCCCCGCCGAGGAGACGGCGCTGCGGATGGCGCACGCCTGGGTGGATCCGGTCGGTGCTGTCGACGCGAAGAGCAGCTACCGCTTCATCCACCATTTTGTCGACATGGACGGGAACGTGGGCGCGGCGTCGACAGTCGCGTGCACCACCGGTATCGGCGTCCTCAACGGCGACCGCGGCGGGACCACGATCCCCGAGGAGGACCGCCAGGCGGTCTACAAGCACCTGGCCCGGCACCTGAAGGATGCCGGGATCAAGGCGCCCGAACTGAATGCTGCGCACGGCGAGCCGGGTGAGTCCACTCGCGAGACCAGCACACCGCAGCCCGCGCCCGCGGACACGGACGGCAGCGAGCCGGCAGAGACCACTCGCAGCGGCCCGGACGCGCGCGTCCTGCGCATGAGGGGACTGGCCGCCCGCTACGGGCTGCCTACCGCCCGCTCGTAATCACGTACTCACCCCGGAAGGCCCCGAGCAGTTGCTTCGGGGCCTTCGGCATGCCTGGGAAGGACAGACATGGCCGCACAGCTCACCCGGCTCATCGAGGAGCAGAACACCGTCTGGCAGCGGATGCAGGACATCCAGCAGCTCGCCGAGCGCGAGAACCGGGACTGGACCGCGGAGGAGCGCGCCAACTGGGATGCCGCCGAGGCGCGACTGACCGAGGTGTCCGCCGACATCGACCGCCTGAACAAGATGGCCGCCCTCGACAAGATCGACCGGGGGCAGATCGTCACGACCACCGGCGAGCCCGACAACGACCGCCGCGGCAGCGACACCGAGGACAAGGCCAAGCGCTACAGCGACGCTTTCGGCCGCTACCTGCGCGGCGGCATGGACCGGCTCACCCCGGAACAGCGCAGTCTGATGATGGACAACGAGGTCGACCTGCGCGCCATGGGCGCGAACATCGACACGGCCGGCGGGTTCACCGTGCCGGACGAGTTCCGCAACATCATGACCGAGACGATGAAGGCTTTCGGTGGCCTGCTCGGTCTGGCCGAGGTGATCCCGACCGGTACCGGCGCGGACCTGAAGTGGCCGGTCAACGACGACACGGCCAACGAGGGCGAGATCCTCGGCGAGAACGACGAGGCCGGCGAGCAGGACATCCAGGTCGGCGGCCGGACCCTGAAGGCGTACATCTTCAGCTCCAAGCAGGTCAAGCTGTCGATGTCCCTGCTGCAGGACTCGGTGTTCCCGCTCGACTCGTGGGTGCCGAAGAAGCTCGGCGAGCGGATCGGACGGCGCGCGGCGCGCGCCTGGACCACTGGGACGGGCGTGGACCAGCCGGAGGGCCTGACGGCGGGGGCGGTGGTCGGCAAGACCGGCGCCAACGGCCAGACCACGTCGGTGATCTACGACGACCTGATCGACCTCGAGCACAGCGTCGACAGTGCGTACCGGCCCAACGGCCGGTACCTGATGCACGACAACACCCTCAAGGTGATCCGCAAGCTGAAGGACGGCCAGCAGCGCCCGCTGTGGGTGCCGATCCCCGCCCCGGGCTTCCCTTCCACCATCAACGGTTTCGAGTACACGCTGGACAACTCGATGCCCGTCCCGGCAGCCGGCGCCAAGTCCATCGCGTTCGGCGACTTCCGGGCGGGCTACGTCATCCGCCAGGTCCAGCAGGTGCAGACGCTGCGGCTGACCGAGCGCTACGCGGAGAAGCTGCAGGTCGCCTTCCTCGGGTTCTCCCGCATGGACGGCATGATCCAGGACTCGTCCGCGATCCGCATGTACCAGCACGCCGCCAGCTGACCAACCCCGCCAGCGGGCCCAGGACTTCGGCCCTGGGCCCGCTGGCATCCTCAGGAAGGAACACGTCATGAGGGACGCGTACTCGAACGTCACCGTCCGCCCCAGCCTGCCGATCGCCGCGCGCACCGCGGCGGCCAACGGCGCGAGCGTCGACCGGTACGCCGCCGGCGCCGCCTACCAGGACGCGATGATCGTCGTGCACACCGGGGCCATCACCGACGGCACCCACGCCATCGACGTGCAGGACTCGGACGACAACAGCTCCTGGGCCTCGGTGCCCGCCGCGCAGCTGCAGGGCGCGGAGCCGTCCATCGGATCGACCGACGACGACAAGGTGTACGTCATCGGCTACAAGGGCGCCAAGCGGTACCTGCGCGTCGCGGTCACCCCGTCGGGCACCACGTCCGGCGGCGTCTACGGGGCCAGCGTCATGCTCGCCAACCCGCGGGTCGCACCGGCGGTGCACAGCTGATGCCGCACATCAGGGTGCTCGAGGCGATCGCCGGGGCCGACTTCTCGTGGGTCCCCGGCGACGTCGTCGAGGTGAGCGAGGAGGAGGCCGCGTCGTGGGCGGACGGGCACCGCGCCGTCCTCGCCGACGACGGCGGCCCGGCCGGGGCGCAGCCCGCCATGGTCCACCAGGAGCCGGACGTCGTCGGTGAGGACGGCCGGCCCCTCGAGGTCCTGGCGGCCACGCTCGACGAGGTCGAGGCGCCGGACGGCGCCGGCGGTGCGCGCTGGGTGCGCTGGTCCGTGACCGTCCGGCTGCCGGCGGACGGTGACCGGCAGACGCCGGCGCCCGCGGACCCGGCCGCCGTCCAGGACCAGGAGCCCGGGGCGGTGAAGGCGTTCGATCCGCGTGAGCACACCAACCGGGAGGTGCTCGCCTACCTCGACGGCGTCGGAGAGCAGGAGGCGCTGCGCGTGCTCGGTGTCGAGGCCGGCGAGGGCGAGAACCGGGCCGGGATCGGCAAGTTGCGCGATCAGGTCCTGCAGGCCGCGCGTGAGCGGGACGCCGCCGAGGGCGCCGGCCAGGCCGGAGCGGAGAAGGCCGCGGACTACTCGCGCGGCGGAGGCGGCGCCCCGGCGCCCGAGACCCGCGACTGGTAGGAGGTGAGCGGTGCCGTACGACCTCGGCGCGACCGCGCGCCTGAACGCCGAGTGCCGGGACCCGGCCGGCGCCCTCGTCACGGCGGGCTCCGCCGTCGTGACGGTCACCCTGCCCGACGGCACGACCGTCACCCCGGACAGCGAACAGACTGCCACCGCGGGCCTCTACCAGGCCGACTACGTCACACAGGTCGCGGGCCGGCACACGGTGCGCTGGCTGTTCGCCGTCCCGGCGCACGCGTACACCGACAGCTTCGACGTCCGCGACGAGGCACCGCCCACCGTGCTGTCCCTGCAGGACGCCAAGACCCTGCTGAAGAAGCAGGACTCAAGGGACGACCCGCTCGTCCGGTTCTGGCTGGAGGCCAGCACCCGGGCGGTGGAGCACTTCGTGGGCCCGGTCGTCGTGCGCACGGTGACCGAGGACCACCAGGTCGGCCGGGTCACCTCCCTCGCCCTGCGCAAAGCCCCGGTGCTCTCCCTGCTGTCCGTGACGTCGCTGCACTCCGGAGGCGGCGGCTACGCCCCCGACACCCTGCACCTGGACCCGGTCACAGGTGCGGTGACCCGCAGGGACGGCGGGCAGCTCACCGGCCCGCTGCAGGTCGTCTACCGGGCGGGCCGGCCGGTCGTCCCGGCGAACATCCTCGCCGGCGCCCAGCTGATCCTTCAGCACCTGTGGCGCACCGCCGCAGGCCCGGGCCGGCCGCAGCGGGGCACGGACGACTTCGATGTGACCGAGCCCATCCCGGGCCTCGGCTACGCGATCCCCAACCGGGCGGTGCAGATGCTCAGCCCGGACGACGACGGACCAGGAATCGCCTGATGGCCACCTCTGCCGTACCCGGCGTGATCGCCGAACTCCTGAGCATCCTGCGCACCCCGGCGATCCCCGACGTGGACGTGATCGACGGCCCGCCCACGGACGACGTCAACACGCAGGACCTCATCTGCATCGGCTGGACTCCCGACGGGGACCAGGCCGCGGAGCTGCAGCAGAACTTCAACGCCGCCGGAGCGCGCACCCGCGACGAGACGATCGCGATCACCGGAACCGTGGACGTGTGGTCCGGGGACAGCGACTTCGCTGCCGCGCGCGGCCGCGTCTTCGCGCTGCTCGGTGAGATCGAGCAGCGGATCCGCGCGACCGGCCCCAATCCCGAGGCGCCCACGCTCAACGGGGCGGTGCTGTGGGCGCATCTGACGTCGGGCGCGCTGCGCCAGTCCTACACCGACCAGGGCGCACGGGCGGCCCTGAGCTTCACGGTGTCCTGTCACGCCCGGATCTGAGGAGGAGTGAGTCATGGCGCGTGTGCGCTACATCGGGCCGGGGGCGGTGACCGTGCCGGAGCTCGGTGGCCGGACGGTCGAGCCGGACGAGGTGGTGGAGGTGCCCGACCGGCGGTTCGACGGCTACGTCTGCCAGGTGTCGGTGTGGGAGGCCGTGGAGGAGCCGGCGCCGGACGGCGGCCCGAAGGCGGCCCCGGTGAAGAAGACCGCGGCCAGGCCGCAGACCAAGGAGGGCTGATCCATGGCGATCGGATCCGGGCTCGGCGCCCAGCTCGGCATCGCCGCCGAGTCCACCTACGGCACGGCCGTCGCGCCGTCCAAGTTCATCGAGTTCACCAAGGAATCGCTGGTCCTGAAGAAGACGACGGCGCAGTCCGCGGGGATCGCGGCGGGCCGGCTGCTGGCGCTGGGATCGCGGCGGGTGGTCACCCGCCGCGAGGCGTCGGGCAGCATCGACCTGGAGGTCGTGAACAGGGGCATGGGTCTGCTGCTGCAGGCCCTGATGGGCACGAGCGTCACCCCCGTGCAGCAGGGCGCGGGTACCGCCTACCTGCAGACGCACACCCTCGCGGACACCGCCGGCAAGAGCCTGACGATCCAGAAGGGCGTGCCCCTGACGACGGGCACCGTGACCGACAAGACTTTCGTCGGCTGCAAGATCACCTCGGGTGAGTTCTCCTGCGGCGTGGGTGAGATGCTGACGGGCGCGTTCGAGATCGACGGCCGCGACGTCGACGAGACCCAGACCCTCGCCGCCGCCAGCTACTCGCCGATGACACCGTTCCACTTCGGGCAGATGGCCGTGAAGACCGGCGCCTACGGCACGGAGACCGCGCTGAACGGCATCCGCAAGATGTCCTGCAAGATCGAACGCCCGCAGGACGCCGAGCGGTTCTACGCCAACCAGGCCGCGCTGAAGGCCGAGCCGATCTCCAACGACCAGGTCAAGATCAGCGGGGCGATCGAGGCGGACTACGTGGCCACGACCCTGGACGACCTGCACACCAGCGACGGCAAGACGTCGCTGGTCTGGGAGTTCAAGGGCGCGAACATCGCCACCACCTACGACGAGACGTTCCGGATCGTGCTGCCGGAGATCCGCCTCGACGAGGGCCCGCCCACCATCGACGGCTTCGGCGTCCTCAAGCCGACGTTCAACTACGTCGGCCTCTACGACGGAACCAACTCCGTCAAGATCGAGTACATGTCCACGGACGTCACGCTGTGAGGTGATCTCATGGTGCGCGACATCCGCGTGCTCGGCACCGGCCAGCTGCTAGACCTGCAGCGGCAGCTGCGCCGGGCCGGGAACGAGAACCTGCGCAGGTCGATGCAGCGCCGCGTCCGGCGGGCCGCCGAACCCCTGCGCAGCGACCTGCAGAACGTCATCCGCAACCTGCCCATCACCTCGCAGGCCCGCAAGGCCGGCAACCGCGGCGGGCCCTCCCCGACCACGCGCCCGCTGCGCGCGAGCATCGCCGCCGCGGTGCGGATCTCGGTGCGCACCACCGGCCGTCCGGGCGCGCGGGTGTGGCTCGACCGCAGCCTCCTGCCCCCCGACATCACCATGGGCATGATCAACCGCCTGGAAGAGGGCCGCCTGCGCCACCCCACTTTCGGCAACCGCAGTCGCTGGGTGCAGCAGACCACGACACCTCTGTGGTGGGCGACCACGGTGCGCGCCCACACCCCCCGTATGACCCGTGAGGTCGAGCGCATCGTCGACGACGTGCGCCGCTACCTGGAGTAGGAGCACCAGTGATCATCATCTACACGCCCGGGGACGGCGCGCGTGAGGAGCACGACGCGCGGTCGCTGCGTATCTCGGAGGCGTCCATCGCGCAGCGCACCGCCGGCATGAAGTGGGCGGACATCGAGGAGGGGCTGGGGACGGACGACCCGGAGGCGATGCGCGTCGTCGTCTGGGTGCTGAAGAAGCGGGCGGCGCCGTCGCTCCGGTACGGGGACTTCGATCCGCTGCTGGGGGAGCTCACCACCCGCATGGACCGCGGCGAGGTCGCCGACTACATCCGCAATGCGTTCGCGGTGGCGGACGCCGACCCCGGCGTGGACCGCGACCAGGTCGCCGTGCTGCTGCGGCAGATCATCCCCGTGGCCCTGGACCCGGAGCACGCCGAGCGGCTGATCGCCGAGACGCAGGCCGGCCCAAAAGACCCGGCCCCCGCGGCGCCCCAGCCGGAGGCGGAGCCGATGCCGGGTTCCAGCCCGACCCCGACATCGACATCTGCCGGGGAGAGTGGCTCGCCCTCTTCGCCCACCTCCTCCACATCCCCCCGGCCGGAGTCGACGACCTGACGCTCAGTGATTTCTACGGGCTGATCGCGTGGATGCACCGCCACCAGGCCCGACTAGCTGCGGAAGGCGGTGAGTGATGCCGACGCTGAACTTCGTCCTCCTGGGCGCGGACGGTCTGTCCCCCGTCCTGAACAACGCCGGCGACAACGCCGGCGACCTCGCCCGCCGCCTCGACGCCGCCGCCCGCAGCGGCGACACGTCCATGCTGCGCTTCACCCGCTCCGCCGACGGCCGGCTGCGCGACCTGCGCGGCCGGTACATCACCGTCGCCGACGCGCAGCGGCGCCTGGCGGACGGGCTGCCCGACCTCGCCCGCCGCCTCGACGCCGCCGCCCGCAGCGGCGACACGTCCGTGACCCGCTTCACGCGGTCCGCCGACGGCCGGCTGCGCGACCTGCGCGGCCGGTTCATCAGCGTCGCCGACGCGCAGCGGCTCCTGGCGGACGGCATGCCCGACGTCGCCGCGCGCGCCGACGACAGCGCGCAGTCCCTCGGCGGGCTGGTCGCTGTCACCCGGCTGCTGTGGCCGGCGGCGATCCCCGCCGCCGCGTCCCTGGTGCCGCTCGCCGCCGGCGCCGTCACGGTCGCCGTGGCCATGGGCGCCATGGGGCTGGCGCTCGGTCCGCAGGTCGCGGCGCTGGGCCGGGCGTCCCAGGCGCAGCAGGCGTATGAGGCGGCCGTCGCGAAGTCGGGGGCGCGCTCGCAGGAGGCGGTCCAGGCGCAGGTCGCCTACGCGAAAGCGGTGGCGGAGCTCCCGCCCGAGACGCGCAGGGCGGCTGCGGCGGTCGGGCTGCTGAAGGACGAGTACAAGGCGTGGTCGGACAGTCTGGCCGCCGACACCATGGGGCCGTTCACCAAGGGGGTCGCGCTCGCCGGTGCCCTGGTGCCGAAGACCACCGGCCTGGTCAAGGTGGCGAGCGCGGAGACGGACCGGTTCATCACCATCCTCGGCGGCACGATGGCCTCGCCGGGGCTCGACGCCGCGAACGCGAGGTTCGCGGCGTTCGGCCGGAAGACGCTCGCCGGTCTCAACGACGACCTGGTGCGGCTGCTGCGGACCGGCGGGCAGGGCGAGGTCGGGTCGAACGCCCGCCGGTTCATGGACTGGGCGCGGGCGCAGGGCCCGACCGTGGCGAGCGTGCTGAGCAGCGTGAGCACAGCACTGGTCAACGTGCTGCAGGCGGGCAGCGACGTCGGCGTGGGCCTGCTGCAGGTGATCGAGGTCCTGGCCCGGCTGGTCAGCGCCGTGCCTCCGGAGGCCATCGGTTGGTTCCTTCAGCTGGCGCTCGCCGTCAAGGCCGTGCAGCTGGCTGTCGCCGGGGCCGCGGCCACCGCCGGAGCCTCGGCGGCGTTCACCGCCGGGATCACCGCGATGCAGACGGCGGCCGCGGGCGCGACCGGTGTCCTGCCCAAGCTGACCGCGGCGATCGCCACGATGTCCCGCGCGACGAAGGTCGCGGTCGCGGGCACAGGGATCGGTCTGCTGCTGATCGCGCTCACCGAGCTGTCGCAGCGCGGCAGGCAGGCGCCTCCCGACGTCGACAAACTCACGTCGTCGCTGCGCCAGCTGGCGTCCACGGGCAAGGTCACCGGCGAGGCGTCCAAGGCGTTCGGCTCCGACCTGGACGGCATGTACGGCAAGGTCAAGTCGCTGACGGATCCCGGGACTCTGGACGGGATCCAGCAGTTCCTGGTCGGGTGGACCGGCTGGGACTCGACGCCGGTCAAGGAGGCGAAGGCCAACCTCGGCGCCGTCGATGAGGCGCTCGCCGGCCTGGTGCGGGGCGGGCAGTCGGACCTGGCGGCCGCGGCCCTGAAGCGGCTGACCGCCGAGTACGGCAAGGGCGGCCGCGACACCAGCGAGTTCACCAGCAAGCTGCAGGCGTACAAGGGCGCCGTCGCCGACGCCAAGTTCGAGCAGCAGCTCGCGGCGCAGTCGATGGGTCTGTTCGGGTCCCAGGCGCAGAAGGTGCAGGGCAAGCTCGACGCGCAGAAGCGGTCCGCGGACGGGCTGCGGCAGAGCCTGCAGGCCCTCAACGACGTCAACAGGGCCGGGCTCGGCGGGATGATCGGGTTCGAGGCGGCGATCGACAACGCGGCGAAGGCCGCGCGAGACAACGCCGGCGCCCTGGAGATGTCCGGCGGCCGGCTGAACCTGAACTCGGAGAAGGCCCGCACCGCCGCCACCGCGCTGCAGGACCTGGCGTCCAGGACCGACGAGGCGGCGGCGTCCGCGCGGGAGTCGGGGGCGTCGTGGGAGACCGTCACCGGGGTCTACACCCGCGGGCGTGCCGCCCTGGTCAGGACGGCTCAGGCGATGGGCCTGAACCGGGCCGAGGCCGGGCAGCTCGCGGACCAGATCCTGAAGATCCCGGACAAGAAGGTCCGGGTCGACATGAGCAAGGAGGACGCCCAGCGCGACCTGGAGGCTTTCAACGCAGCCGTGAAGCGCACTCCCGGCAGCAAGTCGGTCACCCTGAAGGCCCTGTCGAAGGGCGCCGAGCAGATCCTCGAGGGCTTCGGTCTGAAGGTGAAGCGGCTGCCCAACGGGTCGGTGACCGTCACCGCGCGGACGGGCGCGGCCCTGGCCGGGGTGCGCAATGTGAAGGGGGCCGTGGACTCGCTGCGGTCCCGGAGCATCACGATCACCGCGACGTACTACCGCCGCGGTGACGGCGCTTCTTTCATGGGCGCGTCGGGCCGGTACGCGTCCGGCGGCCCGGTCCGCGGCTACGCCTCCGGCGGGAGCATCCAGGCGTTCCCCGAGGGCGGCTACGTGGACGGGCCCGGCACGGGAGTGTCGGACTCGATCCTGGCGCTTTTCGGGTCCGGTGCGAGGGGCCGGGTCTCGAACACCGAGTACGTGATCCGCTCGGCGATGGTCCGAAAATTCGGCATCCCGTTCTTCGACGCGCTGAACGCGGGCCGGCTGCTGATGCCCCGGGGCATGGGCCGGTTCGCGGACGGCGGGGCGAGCGTGGCCGGTGCCGCGGTCGCGGGCGGCCTGGCCGCCGGGATGACCGGCAGCGCGGGGCAGGTCTCCTCGGCGGCGCGGGTGATGGCCGGGGCGGTCACCGCCGGGATCCGGGACGAGCTGCAGATCGCGTCGCCGTCGAAGAAGACGAAGGCGCTCGCGGCCGACGTGGGAAGAGGCTTCATCTCCGGCCTGACCGGATCCCGCGACAAGATCAAGTCGGTGGCGGCCGATCTCGCCAAGGACATCAAGACCGCGTTCACCGGCCGCAAGGAGTCGTCCCTGCTCAAGAGCATGGACCGGCAGACGAAGAAGCTGCTGGACTACGCGGCCCGGCGGGACGCCCTCGCCAAGAAGATCGCCGAGGCGAAGGCGTACGCCTCCGACGTCACGAAGACCGCCCGCGGCCAGGCGGGCCTGTCCTCCCTCGGTATGGACGCCGAGCAGGTCACCGCGGGCGGCATCAAGGGCGGGCTCGGCGCGAAGCTCGCGCAGATCAAGCAGTTCACCAAGTACGTCGGCATGCTGGCCAAGCGTGGCCTGGCCAAGGGCCTGATCAGGCAGATCCTCGACATGAGCCCGGAGTCCGGCTACGCCTACGCGTCCGCGCTGGCGGGCGCCTCGGCGTCGACGCTCTCCTCCATCAGCAAGACCCAGTCGGCCATCGACAGTGCGACGAAGTCGCTCGGCACCCAGGGCGCCGACATCCTCTACGACTCCGGCAAGAACGCCTCCGAGGGCTTCCTCAAGGGGCTGGAGTCGCAGGAGAAGGACATCGAGAAGCTGATGCTGAAGATCGCCAAGTCCATGCAGAAGAGCATCAAGAAGGCTCTTGGCATCCGCAGCCCCTCGGCCGTGATGGCGCAGCTCGGCGCGTACTCCACGCAGGGCCTGGCCCGCGGCCTCGTCGACTCGATGCCCGTCCTGGACCGCGCGCTGGGCGCCGTGTCCGGCCGCGTGTCCGGTATCCAGCCGGTCATGGGCCGGGCCGCGATGGCCGGCGCGGGCGGCGGGCCCGTCTTCAACGTGAGTGTGGTCGTCGAGCAGGCCATGGACCCGATCGCGGTCGGCCAGGAGATCCAGCGGATCATGCTGCAGCTCGGCCGCTCGCAGGGCGCGAAGGTCAGCCTGAACCTCGGCGGAAGGGGGTAGCGGTGGTGCTCCTGGTGGAGATGGGCTGGGGCGGTCTGGTGCAGTACCCGGCCACCATCACGTGGACGGACATCAGTACCCGCGTCGACCAGCAGCGGCGCGTCACGATCAGCCGGGGCGCATCCGACGAGCGCTCGGAGACCCAGCCGGGCAGCGCGACCCTGACCCTGGACAACTTGGACGGGGCGCTCACACCGGGCAACACGTCCTCGCCGTGGGCGCCGTTCGTGCGGAAGAACGCGCCGATCAGGATCGCGCAGGCCGTCGTCCCCGTGCGGTCCGGGACGGCGCCGTACCCGCTGGCCATGCTCGCCGACCCTTTCGACGACGGCCGGGTCGACACCGCCCGGTGGCCGACCAACACCGGGGGCGCGACCGAGACACCGGCCGCCCGCCTGCGGATCCCGCTCGCCCCCGGCGTCGACACCAACTTCGCCTCGGCCCGCGAGTGGAAGCTCACCGGCAGCAAGCTCACGGCCAAGCTGGCGAAGGTCCCCGCCCTGAACGGCAGCAGCAACTGCGCGGCGTCGATGTGGATCACGTCCACCACCGGCGGGACCCGGATCGGCTGGCGCTACGACGCCGGGCTCGGCGTCCTCGCCGCGCAGTCCCAGACCGGCTTCGCCGACGGTGCGTCGGTGAACCTCACCTACTCGGCGATCGACCACGCCTGGCTGCGGGTGCGGGAGGCGGCCGGCACCGTGTACTGGGAGACGTCCGGCGACGGCTACGCGTGGACCGTGCGCCGCACACTGGCCACCCCGGCCTGGGTCGGCGCGCAGACCCAGGCCGTCGACTTCCCCACGACCCGCACCGGCGGCAGCAGCGACCCCGTCGAATGGCGCCTGGTCGGCGCCGAGGTCCGGCCCCGCTTCTACGGCCTGGTCAACGAGTTCCCGGTCGACTGGTCCGGCCTGTCGAGCACGGTCACGATCTCCTGCACCGACCTCTTCAAGCGGTTGAACCGGCTGCCGAACCTGCGGTCCATGGCGGCCGAGGAGATCGCCGCGGCCGGGCCCGTGGCGTACTACCCGCTCACCGAGCCGGCCGACTCGGCCAGCACCGGCGACCAGGCGGGCGGCGGCGCGGGCGCGCTGACGATCCAGCAGGCCGGCGTCGGCGGGACCCTCGCGCTGGCGGGATCCCCCGGCCCGGCCGCGACCGACGACCAGGTCCCGCTGTTCACGCCGTCCTCGGCGACCGCGGGGAAATGGCTGTCGGGCGACATGGGGGCCTCCGTCCAGCAGCAGCTCACCCAGTACTGGCCGGTTTTCGAGGCGTGGTTCCAGACCTCGGCCGGCGGCCGGGCCATCCTCGGCCTGGCCTCCCCGGGCCTGAGCCACGTGCACGTGCTGTCCCTGTCCGCCGCGGGGCAGCTGCAGATCGAGTGGACGAACGACGGCCAGACCGCCCTCACCGTCGAACTCGTCGACGGCGCGACCGGTCTGGCCGACGGGGCCTGGCACCACGTCGTCTACGACCAGTACACCGGCACCGTGTGGGTCGACGGCACCCTGCGGGACTCCGCCCTCGCCCTCACCTACGGATACGAGCAGCGGATCCTGCACGTCGGCGGCTACCGCGGCACCCGCCTGTGGAACGGCAGCCTCGCGCACGTCGCGATGTACGCGGTCGCCGCCCCCGCGGGGGCGGCGCTGGCCGCGCACTACGCGGCAGGCGCCGACGGCTACACCGGCGAGGACGCCGACGTGCGGATCCAGCGGCTCGCCCGGTACGCCGGCATCACCTCGGTGACAATCGCCGGAACCACCCACGACCCCATCGCCTCCCAAGGGCCGGGCGGGGCCGGCCTGGTGGCCCGCATGCGCGACGTCGAAGCCACCGAGTCCGGGAAGCTTTACGCCGCGCGGGACACGTTCGGGCTCGTCTACCAGTCCCGTGACCTGCGCTACAACCCCGACCCGGCAGCCGAGGCGTTCACCGTCGACTACGCCGACCTCGAGCCCGGAACCGCCTTCGCGGACGACGACCAGAAGATGGTCAACTCGGTGACCGCGGCCAGGCCGGGCGGGGCGACGCAGCGCGTCGCCGCCCAGCAGGCGATCACCGTGTTCGGGGAGTACCCGCAGAGCCTCGACATCCTCAAGACCAACGACAACAGCGTGCTGGACGCCGCGTACTGGCTGGTGTCCCGCTACGCCAACCCCGCACCCGAACTGCGGGAGGTCACCGTCGAGGCAGCCACCCTGCCCGCCGCCTTCCTGAAGATCCTCAGCGCCGACATCAGCAGCTACTTCACCGTCTACAACCTGCCCGTCCAGGCGCCCGCTCCCAGCGTCCGCGTCACCGTCGAGGGCTACAGCGAGACCCTCAAGGAGCAGTCCCACCTGATCACTTTCCGCACCTCCGCCGCCGCCACCGACTCCGTGTGGGTCCTGGACGACGCGGCCTACTCCGTCCTGGACTCCACCACCCGGCTGGCCTACTGAAACCGAAAAGGACACACCCGTGCCGATCCCTGTCGTGCGCGCAGAGACGTTCTACCTGCCGCCGCCCACCCAGCCCCGCGACGCGTGGGCAGACGTCCCCGCCGCCGCACTCGTGTGGCGGTGGATCGAGTACCGCATGGGACGCCGCGCCGTCCCGCCCGAGGACACCGTCGACGAGGTCTGCTACGCGCGCATCAACCAGAACCGGTGGCTCGCCGACTGCAGCAGCTGCGGGTCGGCGCAGGTCGTCTCCCCGGCCGACCCGCGCTACGCCTGCACCGAATGCACGTGGGGCTGGTGCACGCTCGCCTTCCCCGCGGACGTGCCCGCCGTGGAGGCGGGCCTGCTCGGCCTCAAGCCGGGCCTGCGCAACTGGTGGCACCCGGACGACCCGCGCAACCCCGACCGGCCACTCCCCCCGGGACCCGACCCCGGCCCGCTGGGTGAGGACCTGTGACCTTCGCCCCGCGCACCTGGGTCGTCGGCGAGGTCGTGTCCGCCGCAGTCATGAACCAGGAGATCCGCGACCAGTTCAACAGCATGTTCGCGGCCTGGACCCCCTACACGCCCGCCTGGACGTCGACCGGCACCGCGCCCTCCCTCGGCAACGGCACCATCATCGGCCGGTACATGAAGATCGGCCGCACCGTCATCTGCCACATCAACATGACCACCGGCTCGACCTCGACCTACGGCAGCGGCGACTACAACTGGTCCCTTCCCGTGCAGGCCGCCAACGTCGGCACAGCCATCGTCGGCACCGCCCAGCTCCTCGGCACCGACCGGTGGGTCGGACAGATCGTCATCGGCCCCAACGCCTCCGGCTGCTCCGCCTTCATGCCGATCACCGCCACCAACACGCGCACCAACTTCCTGACGGCGACCCGTCCCGAGACCCTCGCCGCCGGCGCCCAGGTCCGGCTCACCTTCATGTACGAAGCCGCATCCTGACCCACCCCCGCCACCACCCGCCCCGCGCCGACCCGGCCCGGGGCCTCGTCATGCCCGGGAGGGCACATGGCAGAGCAGCAGCCGTCCGTCGGACGGATCGTCCACTACACCAGCCACGGCACGCCGGTCCGCGAGGACGGCAGCCAGGCGTTTCCCCCGCAGTGCCGCGCCGCGATCGTGACCGAGGTCGACGACGCCGAGCCGTACAAGGTCGGCCTGGCTGTCCTCAACCCGGGCGGCATGTTCTTCCACTCCCTCGCCTCGGGCGGCTGCATGGCCGACTTCTTCGAGGCGCAGGGCGGCACCTGGCACTGGCCGGAGCGTGTGTGACGCAGACGCCCGCCCACCCCCTCCCCCCTCCGACGCCGCCGCGGTGTCGGCCCACACCCCTGGAGACGATCACGATGACGACCCGAGCCAAGTTCCGCTGCGACACCGAGACCCTGCGACGGTGGGGACCGGACGACCAGCAGGTCACGCGCTCCTACGACTTCTCGGCCGTGTACGACTCCGAGACACCGGAGGACCAGCGGTTCGTGAAGGCCACCCCGACCGGCAGCCTCACGATCCAGGTCGACAACCCGGCCGTGCGCTTCGTGCCGGGCCAGGCGTACTACCTGGACATCACCCCCGCCGTCGTCGACGGCGCGGAGACCGGCTGATGGCCGCGCCCATGTCCGCGAGCCGGTTCCTGGAGCTGCTGGCCGCCGAGGGCCTGACCGTCGTCGAGGTCGGCAACTGGGAGAACCACAACCGCAACCAGATGGGTCCGTTCGGCCCCCTCCACGGGGTGATGATCCATCACACCGTCACCAAGGGCACCGCCAGCACGGTCGCGATCGTCCGCGACGGATACGAGGGACTGCCCGGCCCGCTGTGCCACGGCATGATCGCCAAGGACGGCCGCGTGCACCTGGTCGGCTGGGGCCGCGCCAACCACGCGGGCCTGGGCGACCCTGACGTCCTCGCCGCGGTCATCGCCGAGCGGCGCCCGCCCGCCGACGACGAGGCCACCGTCGACGGCAACCGGCACTTCTACGGCTTCGAGTGCGAGAACCTCGGCGACGGCTCAGACCCGTGGCCCGAGGCGCAGATCGAGGCCATCGTGCGGGTGATCGCCGCGCTGTGCCGTCACCACGGATGGTCCGCCCGCTCCGCGCTGCGCCACCTCGACTGGCAGCCCGGCAAGGTCGACCCGCGCGGGCCGGGCATGGACTGGGACGCCGTCCTCAACCGGGTCACCAAGCGCCTCAGCGGGAAGCCGCCCGCTCCGCTGCCCGCGCCGGCGAGGCCGGTGGTCGATCTGTCCAAGCTGGTGGCGGCCGCCCGGTCCAACCCGAAGGCAGCGGGCACACCCGTCACGTACGGCGGTGTCCGCACCGTGGAGGCCGCCCTGGTCGACGCGGGCCTGCTGGCCAAGTCGCTCCTGGACGGGCACTTCGGCACCGCCACCGTCACCGCGTACGCCAAGTGGCAGCGCTCGAAGGCCGGCGGCGGGTACACCGGCGCGGACGCCGACGGCATCCCCGGCTCGGACTCCCTCAAGAAGCTCGGCGCGAAGTACGGCTTCGACGTCGTCGCCTGAAAGGACCAACGACCTTATGAAGATCTTCGGCAGAGAACCGGTGTACCTCCTCGCCTTCGTGGCGATCGCCCTCAAGCTCGCCGCGGCCTACGGCCTCGACGTCTCCGCCGGGCAACAGGGCGCCATCATGGCCGTCCTGTCGCTCACCGTCGCCCTCGTCACCGCGGTCGTGCTCAAGACCGGCGCCGCGGCGGCGGCCGTCGTGAACTTCGCGCAGGGTGCGCTGGCCCTGTTCCTGGCGTTCGGCCTGGAACTGTCGGCGGATCAGCAGGCCCTGTGGATGGCAGGGGTGGAGGCCGCGGTCGCGCTCGTGCTCCGCAAGGAGGTCACCGCCCCGGTGGCCTCGTTGCGGGTGGAGCAGTCCAGCGTCGTCAAGGCGGCCTGACCCTGACCCTGTTCCTGCGCGTCTTGGAGGTGACATGGACGCCGCCATGGTTACGGCCCTCGCCGCTCTGGTCGCAGGGGTCGCGGCCGCGGCGGCTGCCATGTACGGAAGCCGAGGTGCGGCCAGGGCAGCCCGGGAGGGCACCGCCGTGACTGGACTCAACAACCTGGCGGACCAGCTGCAGGAGGAGCGGCAGGACCTGCGGGAGCAGCTGTCCACGCTGCGCACCGACCTGGCCGCCAGGGAGCTGGAGATCGCGCGGCTGCGGCTGCTGGTGCAGCAGATGGGAGGGACTCCGTGACGCGGGCCGAGAGCGCCCTGTACCGGGCCCGGCATCTGCTGTGGATCGTGGGTGCGCTGCTCGTCCTGGGCGGGGGCCTGGGGCTGGCGTTCATCCTGATCGACCGGGCGTCGCAGCGTGCTGATGTGGCGACGGTACGGGCGAACCGTGCGGTCGCCGAGGCGGATCTGCGGGGGGAGGCGGTGGCGACGCTGGCCGGTGATGTGCGTGCGCTGCGGCAGCAGGTGACGGCTGAGGGGGCGACGCCGGTGGCGCCGGATCCGACGTCCGCGGTGGATGATCTGCCGGCGCGGGCGGCGGTGCCGGTGCCGATTCCGGGGCCGCGGGGTGTGCGGGGGCCGGCGGGGCGGGATGCGCCGACGGTCACGCCGTCGCCGGGGCCTCGGGGTGAGCAGGGGGAGCCGGGCGCGGCGGTGACGGGGCCGCCCGGTCCGCAGGGTGATCCGGGGCAGTCGGTCACCGGTCCGGCCGGTCCGGCGGGACCTGCCGGACCGGCCGGGCCGCAGGGCGAGCAGGGGCCGCGTGGTGAGCGCGGGGAGCCGGGGCCGGGCTGTCCGGACGGCTACAGCCTGCAGGCGCCGTCGTGGGATCCGGATGCTCTGGTCTGCCGCAGGGACGGGGCGCCGATGCCGGAACCGTCCAGTGGCGGTGTGTTGTCCATGGGTCTTGATCCGTACCGTCGTCAGTATCCGTAGTCGTCGCGGCCCCGCCCTCCATGGAGGGCGGGGCCGCTTCGTCATGTCCGGCCGAGTGCGCGCAACCCTGGCGAGGCGGGGTGGATGCGCAATCCGCTGCAATCGGGCAGCGCGCGAGTGCACACACGCGCATTCTGTAGAGCCCCAACCAGTCGAAGAGAGGCCCACATGGCGCTCAGGTTCCTCGGCACGACCAGCGATGGCGGTGACTGCCCGACCCTCTATGAGGTGGACGGCACAGACGAGATCCTCGTACAGGGCGACGTGGTCACCGACCCGGAGCACCTCGCCCAGCTGCGGGACGTGAAGCCGAGCGAGACGTTCGTACGGGTGCCTCGTGAACTCCTCACACGATTCGCCCCGCGCAGCGAGCCTCCCCCGCTCGTCCCCTTCAGCGAGATCGGCCACGTCTTCGCAGACTTCCGGCACACCGCCTGGCGACTGGAGACCCGACGCGGCTACGCCACCGACCGGCGCAGCGAGGCATGGGCGCGCTGGAAGGCCGGCGAGGACGTCACCCGCGACGGGCCCACCGAATGGCGCCGCAACGTGGCCGAGCAGGTCGCGCAGGGCAAGACCTTCGGCCGCGTGCGGATCGTCGACCACCCCCTGACGGAGGGGCAGGAGTTCCTTCTGGCCCGGGCGCCGGGCAACGTGGCCGCCGGCGACGAGGTCCGCTACCTCTGGCGCGACCAGGCGGTGCAGCTCGGGCTCCCGGACTGCGACTTCTGGCTCATCGACTCCCGTACCCTGCTCCGCTTCGCCTTCGACGAGGACGACACCACCCTCGGCGTGTACGTCACCGAGGACCCCGCCGAGGTCCTCGCCGCCTGCCAGGCCCGCGACGCGGCCTGGCATCACGCTGTGGCTGCCGCCGATCTCGCCGAGCGGGTACGTTCCACCATGTGAGCAGCGACTACCAATCCGGGCGGGTCGCCCTCGGTGCGCGCATGCGGGAACTGCGCACCGAGGCCGGCCTCAACGGCAAGGACTTCGCCGAGCGCCTCGGCTGGCAGCGGTCGAAAGTCAGCCGTCTCGAGAACGGCAAGCAGACCCCGAGCCGCGACGACCTCGTAGCGTGGGCCCAGGCAGCCGGCCGGCCCGACGTGGCCGGCGAGCTGACGGGTCGGCTCATCGGGCTGGAGACCCGGTACCGGTCACTGCGCAAGCAGTACTCCAACGGCCACCGTGCCCGCCAGGAGCAGGGCATCGTGGAGACGGAGCAGACGACGCTGCTGCGGGCCGTCGAGGTGATCCGTATCCCCGGGCTCTTCCAGACTCCCGAGTACGCGCGAGCCGTGTTCAGCGCGAACGCCGCTTTCCGGGACGCCCCGACCGGGGACATCGAGGACGCAGTCCGCGCCCGCATGCGACGTCAGCAGGCCCTCTACGAGGCTGAGCGCAGCTTCCGGATCCTGCTGTGGGAGGGCGCCCTGTACGCGCTGAACGCGTCCCGTCCGGTCATGGCCGCACAGCTGGACCGCCTGCGGTCCATGGTCGGCATGGACACGGTGCAGCTCGGCATCATCCCCTTCGCTGCCGAGCTGCGCCGCAGCCCCTCCCACGGGTTCTGGATCTATGACCGCAGGCTGGTGATCGTCGAGACGCTCAGCACGGAGATGTGGCTGGACGACGAAGAGTCCGTCGCGCTGTACGAGCGGGCCTGGCAGTGGCTCGACGACTCCGCCGTCTACGACGCCACCGCGCACCGGCTGATCGGCCGCGCGAGCGCTGCTCTCAACCTGTCCTGAACAACCCGCGGCAACCTCGGGGGCCGCGCGCGCAATCCGGCGCAATCGGCGAGCGGCCGCGCAATTGCCCTGCGTACGGTCCTGACTCATGGCCCTACCGAGGTTCATTGCACGGTACGAGGCTGGCGACGCGTGGCTCGCTGGCTGCTCTGCCCGCCCGGACCTCGTTCGAGCTGCGTGGGACACGGAGTCGCTCGCCCCGATCGCGTCCGGCGCCCATTGGCTGGTCGCCGAGGGGCAGCTCGCCACCAGGTACGACGCTCTCGCGCGCATCCCCATCCAGCTGCGCGGCCCGGTCCTCGCCGATCCTGAGGCCGACCGGCTGTGGTGGCTGGTCCCGCTCACCGCGGTCGAGGAGCTCGCCGACGTCCGGCAGGTGGCGGTCCGGCCGCCGGGCTGGTGTCTGCGCTGTCCGCCGGCGGGGTGGCAGATCGGGGGCCGGATGTGGATCACGCGCCCGGACGGCTCGGGCCTGCTGACTGATCCTGCCGTACTGGCCGCCGCGTTCGGGCCGGGCGGATACCGAGTGGAGGCAATTTGATGACCACACAGGCTTCCCCGTCCCCTGCGTGGGCGGCTTACGGCTGGTGCGCCTGGCACGGCGGCTATGCCGAGGGCGTTCGGCTGATCACCGTGCACGAGCAGGGGTCCGGCCCCGGCGGCAGCCTGTTCGCCTGCGGTCCGTGTCGCGAGGAGAACCGCCTGATCCCTTTCGCCGACCAGTGATGCATCCGGGCTTCGTGACCGCGGTCGAGATGCTGACCATGCCCCCGGTCTGCGACCTCCCCGAGGACAGGCGTAGCGGGGACCGGTGCGCGTACTGCGGGGGTGTCCCGGATGTCGACCTCGGCATCCGGCTGAGTGTCCTCCGCGGGGAGGTGCAGGTGTGGCGGCCCAAGAGCTGCGAACCGTGCGCCCGCTCGCGCGCCCGGGAAGTCTTCCGCGGCCACGTCGACACCTGTGCGCGCTGCTGTGGCGCCGACTACTGCGTCGACGCTCGCGCCGTGCACGGCCTCGGCTGGCCATAG